TGGAGGCCAAGATGTCAGGTGTCCCACACGTTGTGCGCCCTTCGGGGCCTGTGGCGGGCAGTGGTCGTCTGCCGTTGACGGTGCAAATATGGGGGCATCAATTTTCGATATGCAAATCTGAGAACCCCAGCATTGACGCGGGTTCCAGAAGGTCGCCATTTTGTAACTGCTTGACGCACAGTGCATTACAAACGTGCAACACAGGACGTAAAAATAAGTGTCCAGCAAACGGATAACGCTTGCTAACTCGCTGGTGATCAGCACCTTGCCTACCAAAAATTAAGTGTCCAACAAACGCCTCTCGCGTGTGTATGTACCGCTCGGTGGTGGTTCATAGGTGGTGGAAGAGGGGGGAGGGTTGTTCCCCTGCCCTTCCTTCCCTCCCCTCCCCTCCTCAGGCTCTTCTTCCACTCCACCTTCTCCCAGATCAGGGATGGCGGAAAAGACCCTTTTCCAGATCACAAGGTAGGCGGTCACCCGGTGCGCCAAAAATGGTGCGCGGTGCCATGCTCGGCCCGGTGATGGATTGCGACCAGCAGGCCGGGTCCCCTTTGCGTTTCCGGGCGGCGATGGGGCGAGGACCGTTCTCCCTGCGCAGAGGGGGAGGGGTGGGTTGAGGGGGGTCACTCCCTTGTGTGCGGATTCTTTTAGTTAGGAGTGTTTAAGTGATAAGGTACCCTATTGGAGGCCCATAATCTGCGTTCTGATGCGTTTTCTCCTATTGGATGGGGGTAGGGGTAGTTTGGGAGGGAGATAGGGGCGTAGGGCGAGGATTTTTGTTTTTGGAGGTGTGGGGATGGTACTATTATGTTTGCACCTATGAAGAACAGGGTGACAAGGCGTAGGGAGAGTCTCTACACGGTGGAGGAGATGGCCAAGGAGATGGGGGTGGGGGTAGATGTGGTCCACCGGCTGGAGGAGGACTTCTTTACTCCAGAGCAGAGGGCATATCTGAACGTGGTCAGGTATGAGGTGGGGTTCTATCCCCGTAGGAAGAAAAGTAGGGCCAACAGGGAGAGTAGTGGCGACTCTTTCTTGGAAGGTAAGAAGTAGTTGGTACTACTTGTGGTCTTCGAGGGACATGATGCTGTCCACGATGTAGACCAGAAGGGCGAACGCACACAAGACGTAGATGATCTCTCCCATGTCAGCGGGGTAGTGTGGACATCAGGCGGAACACGTGGGCCATGTCGGCGTCTTGTTCGCTGATACGGCCACTGATGTACTTAATCTGCTCTTCGTGGCGGGCGAGGGCCATCTCGAGCTTCTCTATCGTGGTCACAAGCTTCTCTACGCTTTCTGCCATTGGCTTGACGTAGTTCTCGACGTAGTCGCGCAGACCCTCAAGGTCTTGGTTCAAGTTTTCGTCCACGATGGTAAGTTGTTGGTTTTCAGAGAGTTGTGATATATTTGTCCCGGCTGTCTGAGGGCATAGTGCCGTGGGATGTCCACGGACGGGTTTATGCTTGTACCTCAGTAAACACCTCGGCAGCTTATTTTTTCTTCGTGGGCTTCTTGGGCACGCAGTTGGGAACGCTCTTCCCATTCTTCTTTTTGGTACCAACCATCTCGTACCCTTTCCAGCACGCAGTTGGTTTGCTTTGCTTTTTCATTTGTTCGTGGTCGTTTTTTTTGAAAAGGCCGAAAGCTGAATGACTTTTTTGTCCACGGTGATCGGTCTCTGGTCCCTCTCAAGCAACATCTGGCCACATCCACAGTCACACTTCATGGTGAGTCTTTGTGCTATCCAGATGGCCTTTCTTTCTCTTTTTACCTGTGACCGTGATTTCTCCTTATCAAGGCAGCCCTTGAGAAGTTCATCCTGTCGAACTTGGAACTCCACTTGGACTTGTTTTTTTTGTTGTGCTCTACAACATCATTCCAACTCGGCTTCTGCTTCTTCATCAGGAGCATCGCCTCGTCAGCATCGTCTGTGTAAAGATACACACTACTGTCTTTGGGTAGTTTGTTAAGTAGTACTGGCTGTTCAGCATTGTTCAACCATACCACATAATACTTAGTTGTATTCAACTTACTACTTGTTTTTTTTTACTCTTCTCGCCCCACACCCCCCACTGCTTAAAGAAAGAAAGAGAGAAAAGCGAGAGAAGGAAAAGAAGTCCCCCAGAACATAAAGGAAGAGAGGGAAAAGAGAGAAAGAAAGAAAAGGCCCCCCACGAAAAGTCTTTCTCTCATCCCTCAAGGGATATTTACGTGATCCAAGCAGCACCTGCTGCAAGTTGTCCCTTTGGTTACCCCGCCTATGGCTACTAGCGAGGGAGAGTGCTTGTGGCTCACATGACCTTCTCAGTGGGGCAAACATACAACATCCGATGGAACTTTCGACGTGGACGACAAAAAAGTTTCTAAGACCATACATTTACCCCTGTGGAACAGGAGGTTGAGTACTTCTACTACTCTGATGGTATCTTTGTGTCCATCGTCGGAGGGGACTACTCCTTCATCTACTGCATGAACTAGTATGACCGCAGTCTTCACCAACTCCAAGGTCACCTTCGACGTAGGGTCGTTCGTTGTCACCATTCTGGGTACTGACATGACCCGGGTGTGGTATGAGCTCAAGCGCGAGGGGGACCAGAACTACTACGTGGTCTATGTCGCACGCAAGAGCGCGGATACCTTCCAGCTTGACCTTCGCTCGGGCATAGAGAACCAGAAGGGGTGGACCAACGACCTGTTCGGCGCCAAGCAGTGCGTGGACGACATCTCCGCCATTGCAGGGGAGTGCTGCAACCCGTTCGATGGGCTAATCGTTCAGGGGATACAAGGGATACAAGGTGCTCAGGGTGTTCAGGGTACCATCGGCACCGGCGGTGCGCTAGGTTACTACGGGGTGTTCTACGACATCACCGACCAGACCGCTGCTGTGGCCAATACAGGGTACCCCATGAAGCTGGGTACCACAGCAGAGGCCAACGGTATATCCATCACCAACAACGGACTTGGCCAGCCTACCCAGATCACCTTCGCCAACGCTGGGACATACGACATCCAGTTCTCTGCCCAGTTCGCCAACTCGCATAGCGCGGAGGAGGTCATCGACATCTGGTTCAAGAAGAACAACGTCAACGTCCCCGACAGCGACAGCCAGATAACCATCCCCAAGAGGCAGTCTGGTGTGGACGGTTATGCCCTCCCGGCGTGGAACTACATGGCGACATTCACCGCCGGTGATGTGCTTGAGATCTACTGGGCAGTAACAGATACAAGGGTGTCCATGCACCACGAGGTGGCCAATGCTGTCCACCCGGCTATTCCCAGCGTCATCGTCACCGTGGCCCAAGTGATGTACACCCAAGCTGGCCCGCAAGGCACGCAGGGGATACAGGGGATACAGGGGGTGCAGGGCATACAAGGAACTACAGCAGCACAGGGCGCGACCGGCATTCAGGGCTTTACTGGTGCTCAGGGTCTTCAGGGACCGCAAGGAACCGATGGTCTTATTGGCGCGACCGGACCTCAGGGAACGCAAGGGTTGCAGGGTCTCACAGGTGCAACTGGGGCTACAGGCGCTCAGGGAACGCAAGGGCTGCAAGGTCTGACCGGCTCAACCGGGGCTACTGGAGCGCAGGGTACGCAGGGTTTGCAGGGAACAACTGGTATCACCGGCCCTACTGGTCTTCAGGGAACTCAAGGAATACAAGGCACATCGGGCGCTGTTTACACAAGCACCGATCTTAATTATACCGGCGGAAACCAAGCCACTACGTCCACGTCCGTGGCCAACGTGCATACCAGTGCTGCATTTACTGGAATAGCATCCGGAAGATATACGTTTGAATTTGCAATAACGTATAATGCGGCAGCAACATCAACTGGCTCTTTGTTTGTTTTGCAAGGAGCAAATGGCACATATTTGACATACACAACAAATTATCAAACTTTGGCGGCGGATGGATCGTCGACCGCCGTCATTGGTTTGAGTCCCGCTGCTATTGCTACGGCGAGCAGCAGGGCAACTACTAACAACTACGCAATTGTGCAGGGCAATTTTTACTCAAGCGGTTCGGGGTCTTTGACACTGCAATTTGCAACAGAGGTTGCTGGTAGTGCAATTACGGCTACAGCCATTGTTGGCTGGATACGTCAATATCAATAAAATGGAGATCAACTTTAACCTACGGCCTGATCTTCTTGTGGTCGATACCAAGGATGTGTTGAATTTTAACGGTCAGCCAAGGGTGAGGTTTGGCATTGTGTTCAAGGAACAGGATTACATTGCAGACCTGTCGCCAGATGATGAGCTAAGTGGAACATCTGTAATAGAGCAGGTAGGCCCTCAGATCTACTTCAATGAACTGAACGACCTTCTCAAAACAACATATCGCTCTCAAATGCAGGATTGGTACACCCAGCATACGTCTCAGTAAACAAGTACTTATGTCTGAAACACTTGCAAGCATTGCCCTTCGTTCGGGCGGTGCGGTAGCTCCGCTTGTCATCCCGCATTCGCTGACCGGCGGAACGGGATTGTGCAACCCGTCCATCATCGTGGACAACGACAAAATACTTGTCAATGTGCGCCACGTCCAGTACACCATCTACCACAGCGAGAAGGACCAAAAGTTCCCATCGTGGTATGGCCCGCTCATCTACCTTCACCCGGAAGACGACCTGACGCTCAGGACCGAGAACTACATCTGTGGGCTGAACGACGACTTGAGCATCAACACGATCGACAAAGTTGAGATGCTCCAATTGCATCAACCACAATGGTCGTTCGTTGGACTTGAGGATGCTAGGTTGGTCAGGTGGGACGACAAGCTATTCCTCACCGGCGTCCGCAGGGACACCACATCCAACGGGCAGGGCAGGATGGAGCTTTCCGAGCTTGGCGGCCACAAGGAGATCAGCAGGGTTCGCGTACACCCACCCGACCACAATAGCTACTGCGAGAAGAACTGGATGCCCATCATTGATCGACCGTTCCACTACGTCAAGTGGACCAATCCAACCGAGGTGGTCAGGGTCGAAGGAGAACGGGCGTGGACCGAGTCCACAGAGAAGTCGCTCATCCCGTTCCCGAGGGACATCCGTGGCGGGTCTCAGCTTATCCCGTACAAGGGCGGGTATTTAGCCATCACGCATGAGGTTGACTTTTGGTATGGCGAGGGAGGACACAAAGACGCCCAGTACTACCACAGGTTCGTGGTCTGGGATGACAGGCTACAGGTCATCCAAGCCAGCAAAGAGTTCAAGTTCATGGACGCACGCATAGAGTTCTGTTGTGGACTTGCTGAAAAGGGAGATGACTATCTGATCACCTTCGGCTACCAAGACAACGCTGCGTTCATTATGCGTATCTCCAAACAAGCAGTAGATGAATTCATCAACGGATAAGCTCAATAACTACATCCTCAACCCCAATGACCCCGTGGCCAACTACGAGCTTGGGATGTGGTATCACCACCAACAACAGTACGGGGGGTCGTTGTCTTTCTTCCTTCGCACGGCAGAACTTACTGATGATCAAGACCTAGCATACAAATGCTTGTTGCTCAACGCCCTGAACTTCAGAAAGCAGGGGAAGAGGAACGGGTCGCAGAAGAATCAATTGCTTCATGCCATCACCCTTCTCCCCGACAGGCCGGAGGCGTACTTTCTGCTCAGCAGGTTCTACGAGGAGACCAAAAGCTGGCATGAGAGCTACGCCATAGCCAGCATTGCATTGCAGCGGTTCGATGACACAGAACCAAGCCACGAACTTGACTACCCGGGGAGGTTCGGTTTCATGTACCAAAAAGCTATTGCCTCTTGGTGGATGTGCAAGTTCGAGGAAAGCAAGAACTTGTTCTCCAGCCTTCTGTGCAATGTGCCAATGCCCGACGAGTACGTAAAATCGTGCCGAGACAACCTCATGAAGATCACGGGCAAGGCATTTGTTCCATAAATTAGCGGTCTATTATACCCGGCCAAATGATCGACGTTGCGAAAGACTATGGGCTCACACAGCGCCCCCTGTCGTCTCAGAACAACATTGAGACCATCGCGTCCCTTGGCTACGGCATCTCGTTCGTTCAGGACAGGTTCCCAAACACCTATGAGATGCTCTCCCAGCCCAACCCCTTGGGTCTTGGCTGGAACAACACCGACATCCTCAACGGAACGTACGAGTGGTTCTGTTTCCAAGAGGCTGCCCTGCGCTGCATCACCGGAACGTGGCCGCTTATCGACACCACCCAGAACCGTACCAGCGTAAAGATCCCCGCCGGTCGCTGGTGGCTGAACCGCGAGGTGCGCTGGTCCCTTGGCGTGATCGAAGGGGATGGTTCGACGAATGACACCTATGCCAACGGAGGAACCAGCATCTACCGCACGGACACCAACTGGAAGAGCCTGTACGGCCCCGGCCAAGGCGTGACCAAGATGGCGTTCTCCAACTGGGCCTATGCCGGTGAGGATGGGTCCATGAACACGCTCTGCCCCCGATTCGCCCCGGTGACCGTGGGTTCAAGCTGGGCGCACTCCCTTGTGTTCCGGCAGTTTCGATTCTTCGGGACGGCTGGTACGTGGTACGACCCCACCAAGCAGGAGGTCGCGGTGATGATGTCGTCCCCCGGGGAGCAGTCGGCCATCGAGCGTTGCTACTTTGAGCGCCACAATGACTTTGGTGTGTTGATCGACGGCACCCCTGCCCCGTTCGTGATGTACCACAACAGCGGGTTCTACAACAACGTGGCCCAAATTGGTGTTCGCGGTTGCGGGACGGCGGACATTGCCATCTACACGCAGTCGGGCGACTACAACCCGTACATGATCTATATGTTCCGTCAGGGCTTCACCGGCCCCAACGGAGACCCGAACTTCTGGCCCTACTACTACGACGGTAACCCGGGAGGCATGATCACCCTTACAGGCCACAAGCTTGAAGCGTTCTGCTGCGGGACCGATCCCGGGTATTCGCTCTGCGTGCCCAACGCCAGCGAGGGTAAGGGCCAGATGCTTGCGCGTTTGTCCGGTCGATTCTCCTTTACTGTCATTGGTGGAACCTCCTTTGCCCACGGTGGCAAAGTGGACAGCATGGTGGAAGTGAAGGATGACTTCTACGACCCGGACTGCGGCAATGGCACTACGGGCATCCCGCTCACCGGCTCCAGCATCCGCATGATCGGCACCTACCTGAAGCGATACAAGCATTGGCTACATACGGGATATAGTCCGCTTGGTGGCGACCGTAAGTTCGAGTGTTACGATACCGTGGTTGACCCAAGCTGGGACAACGACAACTACTATGGGGATATGTACTGGAACGCACAGAACATGACCAGTTGTATTGACCCCATGCGTCAGGTCAGCTACCCTGTTATCACAGGCGTGTGGCCCGGACGCCAGCCGTTCATCAACAACACCTATGGGAACACTTGGAATCAGACTACTGGCCCCAACGGTGTTTTCCCAACCACGGGTATCAACGTGTTTGACGGAACCAATATGTGATCATGGCAAAGCAAGTGAACCTCCGCAAAGAGCACAAGAACCCCAAGGGCGGATTGTCCGCTGCCGGTCGCGCCAAGTACAACCGCGAGACCGGGAGCAACCTGAAGGCTCCGGTCAAAGGAGCGCCTTCCAGCCCCGAGCAGATGCGCCGCAAGGGTTCGTTCCTTGTCCGCATGGGTTCTGCCGCTGGCCCGCTGATGAAGGATGGCAAGAAGACCCGATTGAAGCTCTCGCTTGAAGCTTGGGGTCACCATGGAGACAAGGCATCCGCCGTGGCCAAAGGCAAGCGGATGCTCGCACGATACAAAGGCAAAAAGAAAGACTGATGACAAACAACCCCAAACGAAAGAAGCTGTCCATCCTCGCGGAGCAGCTTCGCAAGCACGCCAAGGCAAGCAACCTTCAGGTGTTCATTATTCACGACGGTGACGAACCCGGGATGGCCAAGGCGCTTGGCAACTACGGAGAGGCAATGGTGCAAACCGTCGTCGCCCACATGGCCATGAACCACCCGGAGATCTTCTCCAGCACCATTGAGATGATCAACAAGCTGGCGGAGGCGCAAAAGCCGGAGGAGCCCAAGGCGGAGGAGAAGGCTGAAGAGACGCCCTCCCTCATCGTGGTCCCTTGATACACGAGCTCAAGCAGATACTGTGGGTCTCCACCGAGCTTGGTGAGGGGATAGTGATCTGCTTGATAGACTACGGCCCACAGGCCAACAGCGTGTTCATGGTCGGGCTGGAAAGCGGGGAAATAAAGTTCTTCGACACCAACCAAGTGAGGATGTGTTCCAACCACACCCTTGGTATCAATACGAAGAGTTGATCTCTCGTCTGGTCTCGTTCACTTTCTTCTTGATGGACTGACACGCACGCATCAGTTCGTCCAGCCTGCGGTTCACCAGCATTCCGAACCTTGAGTCGCCCTCGGACTCAAATCGGGTTATCGCTTTGTTGACCTCGACCACGGATTGAACGATTTTGTCAAAGTCCTCTCGTATCTCGGTGAATGCTTCTTTCATACTACAAAGCTATTGAAAGCAAGAAGCCCCCTTTCGGGGGCCTCTGCATATCAAGAAGAGAATTACTTACGGGATGGCAGCGCCGTCGGAGCCGAGCAGCAGGTAGGCATCACCGGCACCAAGGGCGGTGGCGATGCTCGTGATGGCATCGCTCACGGCGGTGGCATCGTCCATTTTCCACTTGGTGTACAGCACACCGGTGGCGCTGTAGAAGCCAAGATAGGAGCCACCCTGACCCAGCGGGAAGAGGTAGCTACCGGTGGGGCCAAAGGGAACCAAAGTATCTTCGTCCAGATACTGGGTGGTCAGTTGACCTTCGACCGGCTCGGTGTTACCCTTGGCGTTAGCGCCCGGGTTTTGGTTAACGCCGGGAGGCGTGTTGCCAAAGTAGGGACCGCTGTAGCTGTAATTGCCCGGGTTAGCATAGGTCGGGTAGGTGATGAGCTTGCTCCACGGACCATTGGTGGCCAAGATCTGGGGCGTAACGAACGCGGTATTCACCACTTCGCCACTGGGGGTTTGAAACTGAATGAGCATTGTCTGATTCGTTTATGAGGCAAATATACTGATTATCAGGGAGTTATGCGATCAATGCCAAAAAAAATCCAAGACTACAACATATCGTGTACTTTCGCAGCATGGAAAAGCAACATATCAAGCTGCTCATCGCTTCCAAGCTCTCTGCTCTTGAACAGGAGTGGAAGAAAATGGTCGATAAGGAAGACCGCGTAAACGCAGCAGATTACTTAAAAGTGGGCGTAGTTGAAGGAAAAATAAACGCCCTTATTGAACTGCTTACTGAGATTGACCGGATCAAGGAGTGATGCAGACGGTAAGAATATCTTCAACGCACGCCACTGCTCCTACTTGACTATTTACCCAGCCACTTTGATTTGCAATTTTTCCCATTGGCAGATCCATGAATCGGCCATCGTTGTAACGAAGACGCACAAACCACTGCTGATAGACACTATTTGGGTCGTCTAAATACAGTGTTTTTGGCAATTGAGATGTTGACAACGTCGCAGCATTGCTTGGGTCTGGCCAATTATCTTGACTCAGCGTAGCGTCATTTGCAGTAGATAAAATGTTGGCCACCTGAGGTGGAAGATCATGGCTTTTAGGGGTAAATGAATCTGTGGAATACGTATCATACAGATACTTGTATTTCACATGAGCCACCGCATCAATGACCGTGCGATAGTGGATCAGATGCACGTAATCGGTCGTCCCGGTCGGAGACAGGGCAATGCTTTCTGCGCCAAGGGTCACATCATATCGCCAGTTAGCCATTTTCTTTGAAGTAGATTACGATGGCTCCGTCGCACTCAATGAGTTCAATCTCTGCAAAACCCGAGTAGGAGACATCTGATTCGTACATGATGCAAATATAGTCAACTATCTGATGTACAGTATTTTGTACTAACTTTGTTCCCATGAGCACCAAGAAGTCCATACAGGAGCATACCGCCGAGCTTCTGCTGAAACTCAGTTATGAGGGAATAGACATCTCCCCCACTCAGCAGCAGGAGGTCAGGTCTGCTGGCTTTTCTGAGGAACTCGCCACCATTAAGACCCAGCAAAAGGGATATGAGGTGGAAAAAGACGAGATCCCTGACTTTGGCGAGAAGCACCTGTGGCTATACGAGATACCAACTATTACAGAAGGCGCCAAAGCTGGTGAGCCTCTTGAGGGGGTATGTTACTACGACAAGATACCCAAGGAGTGGATCAACAAATGGGAGGACGCTGACATTGAGCGGTCTCATTGGCGTCCGGACTCTGCGGATATTACGGACAATGAATTCCGCAAGTTCATCAACTCGCACATCCCCCAGTTCGACAGCCTCATCCCATACGAGCCGTTCTTTCTGTACATCGAGCAAGCTCGGAGGTGGCTGGAGGACAAGCGGACGCTGGCCGATGTTGACCCCGTTGAGCGGTATGAGTACAAGCGTCGGGAACTTGCCCGCGTGGCCGACAACAAGCTATACGGACTGAACAAGTACGTCAGCATCAAGGAGGATGGATTCATCGGCGGTCGTAGGCCATACGAAGCCTCTACACCTCAGGCGCTGCTGGCATTCCTTGTGGACCGGGGAAATAGCTTTGACCTTGTAAAAGGCCGTCAGGCTGCCATCACCTCCACGATGATGGCCATGGCCTCCCTTGAAGCTGTGGTGCGTTCGTCGTTCAGCGGGGTGTTCATGGTCCACAAAAAGGAGGGGACCGGTAAAACTCTGTTCCGCGACAAGTTCCAGAGCACCTTCCAGCACCTCCCGCATTGGATGATCGGGGAAGTGGACGTGAGCAAGGGGTTCTCGTCCGAGAGCGCCATCCTTGACTTTGACCCCGGGGACACCAAGGCACAGAAGGGCCGCGACATCTCCGAGTTCCGTCTGCTCTCCGCCGAAGACAGTATGACCGTGAACGGTCGTACCCCAACGTGGTCCTTGTTCGATGAGGCACAGAATATCCCAACATTTCAGACGGTCAAGGCCGAGATTGACCCCACGATGTATCAGTTCAACAAGGCGAAAGGTCGCTTTGAACTGGTCCGTCAGGCATTCGCATGGGGCACCGGCTCGTCCAACAATACCGGTCAGGGTGCGTTCGAGAATGATTTCAAGTCGCTGCTGGCTGCGTGGGAGGGTGGAGAAGATACTGCGGGATGGGTTCCGGTCTTCATGGACTGGACCTGCCGACCCGGCATGAACAGGGAGTTCTACTTGAAGCAGCGGGCCAAGTATCTGCGTGGCCAGACCGAGGAGACCAAGGGTCTTTCGACCACCGAACGTCTTTCGCTGTTCTGTGCCCACTATCCCAGCAAGCCCGACGATGCGTTCATGACCAGCCACAAGACGCTGGTGCCAATGGAGATAATCGTCCGTCAGCAGAACCGCATCCAGAACGAGTGCCACAAGAAGGGTCTTGCCCCGACCCCCGGAAGGTTCAAGCCCATTTGGGATGAATCAGTCAAGCTTCCGGAGGGTAGCCATTTCCCGCACCCGGTAAAAGGTGTTGTGTGGGAGCCCAGCAAGGCGGATGACTTGGACGCCCCGGTCAAAATGTTCTTGGAGCCGGACAACAGCTTCGCCTACCGATACTTCCAAGGCACGGACCCCATCCAGAACGATGGCGGTTTTTCCCGCTTCTCCAGCGCAATATGGGACTCTGCGGCCAAGGAGGTAGGGAGTGGGGAGAACTCGGTCTACGTGCCGACTGTAGCGTGTATTCTGAACGCCCGTACATCATTCCCCGTGGACCTGTTCCTACAGAGCGTGCTGATGGGGATGTATTACCGAAACCAAGGGCAGAAGGCTTGTAGGGAGTTGGTGGAGATCAACGTGGGCCACAGGTACACGGACTTCAAATCCTCTCCCGTGTTCAACCTCAGGGAATCCATTTTGCTCCGCAACGAGCTTCTGCCAAAGTACCGTGGTGGCAATCACATTTACGGGGTGGACATGAAGGGCGGAAAAGGAAGCCGGAAGGAGTCGCTGTATGGGGATGTGACAGATCTTATCCGCACCCATGGCCACAACATTTGGTACTACGACTTCTGGTCGCAGGTGCGTAACATCTCTGTGGAGTCCAAGGCCGATGGTTCTGTGGTGTGGGGCACCATGAACAAGAACGTCTACAACGACGACATGGTGTACGCTGTGGCATACGCTGAACTGTGCTGCCGCTGCATCAACAAGCAGCCTGTGCATTTGACGGCGGAGACCAAACAGTACAAGACAAAGCGTTTGCTGAAGCGCGGTCCCAACCTGATGCCGTACTACACAACTGAAAAGGTAGAATTACGATACCGATGACAAGCGACATCATAGAGAAAATGCTGGAGCGCAAGTACTTGATCTTCGCTCCAAAGAACGCCAAAGACCTGCGGGTCCAGTATCCCGAACTGCTGGACTACCCGGAGTTCAAGGCGGATGCTATAAAGACCCACGACCTGCTGTTCGTGTGGTGGTTCCGCTGTTCTGCGTCCCCATTCAACGACATTGAAGACGCCGAAAAGCTGGAGAAATGCGTCAATATCGCTTACCCCACCCAGCAGCAGCGCGAGTCCAAGCTCAAAGAATTCAAGGTCGGGTTCCCTGACAATATAAAAAACGCCTTCAAAAGAATGGAGGCATTTAACCTTGGAGCTAGGGTTGAGAATTACCTTTACACGCTAAGAGTAAGGGAAAACTGCAAGGAAATGCTTGCCGTTGACATCGCGACGATGGACCTTGAAGAACAGGAATCTTGGAGCAAACGCGCTCCGGGGATATGGAAGCTGATGGAAGAGACCTCTAAAACCCTCGAAAAAGGGGGTTTTGGGGTTGTCGAACGGGAGCAGACCATTGTGGACGAACTTGATGGAAGTGTGAGGGCCTTTAGACAATCACGTCGATGAGCGGTACGAGTATTCCAACAACGACCAATAACCGTGGCTTTTGGACATGGATCCCGATCGCCACGATGATTCCGCCGAGCATGATGACCACCGAGGCGGACAAGGGGGAGGCCTATCATGCCCTGTGGACCCGTTACTTCCTGTCGCGGCAGGTCGGCGCTTGGATCGAGTTCTACCGCTCCAACTTCGTGCTGAACATGGAGTACGCCATCGACTCCCGCTGGGGCGAGGAGGAGGATGTGCGTATGTTCCTTGGCGACGGCCCCGCCCAGACCAGCCGCATCCCGTTCAAGTTCCCCATCCTCTCCCCCATGCTCACCCGCATGATCGGGGCGGTGGACAACATCTCCATCTCTGCCAAGGCTGAACCGGCCACGCAGTACTTGTCTCAGACCCGCCGTGAGGACGCTCTGGCCAAAGCCATGGTCCTGTCCCGCGCCGCCGCCGCTGGCCCCAACATGGCCAAGGTGTATGAGAACCAAGGCATCTCGCCTGACGAGCAGGAGACCGAGCAGATCTTCGATATGACCTATCAGGACCACATCATTCGTGGTGCGAACTCCCTGATGTCAATGCTCGCCGAGCGCAGCAAGCTGGATGACACCAAGCGCGTATCCGCTGGATATATGGCCCTGTCCGGTGTCGCTGCATCCCACTGCTTCATCAACGGCAACAACCTTGAGTGGGAGATGTGCGAACCCCGCGAGGTGGGCTGGGACACCTCTGCGATGAAGCCTGATTTCACCGACGCGCAGTTCGTCTATGTCTGCCCGCTGATGAACGTCTCCGGCATCGCAGAACGCTGGAACCCCGTCAAGGACAAGATCGAGGCGCTGGACAAATGGGCGCGTATCCTGCCCGGTGGCTACAACTTCAACGCTGGTTGGCCCCAGAGCCGCCCCCGCGTCTTTACCATGTACTGGAAGGACATGAAGTACGTGGACCGGGGTTATGTGATCAAGGATGGCGAGGAACAGTATGTGACCATCAACGAAATCAACCCCGACACCGGCAAGCCAGACTTTACCGACAAGGACTTGATCGACCCTCCGATGAACATTTATACGGAGGCGTGGACGGCATCGGAAAAGAAAGCAAAGAAGCAGAAAAGGGCCATTGAGGTGGTCCGCTACTGCTCCATGATCCCTTGGGAGTACCTCCCGGGTGGATACACCAAGAATATGCCCTTTGCCGCCGACCGCACCGCCCCCAAGCCGCCCATGAACAGCGGGCTGCCTGACGTGGGCGTGGTGGGAGACCTTGTGCTGGACTATGGGATGTACCCCTTGCAAGAGGCGGACCCCGATGACGTGTATTCCGTCCGCTTCCCGATCAAATTCTCAGCATGGCGTTACCTCGGTGGCCACGTTGTTGCCCCGCTGACCTCTGCCCGTGACCCCCAGCGGTGGATGAACCAGATCACCTCCGACATCGCTTGGAGGATGCGTAAAGCCGGAGGCAAGGCCACCCTCATTGCCAAGGAAGCTGTTGATGGCTCCAACATGGACGAGGAGGAGATCAACATGAAGGTAAAGGAGGGGGACACTTTGGTGCTCTCTGCCAGCCAGCTTGGTGGCCTTCAGAACGCTTCTGGCCAAATCGATGCTTCCCCGGGTGCTGGCATCTACAACCTCCTTGGTGCGCTCCCGCAGTTCAAGGCGATCGCAGAAAGCGCCACGGGTGTATACGAGAGCAACTACGGCGCTCCGCAGGGCGGGCAGCTTGTGGGCACGCTCCAGCTTCAGCTTCAGCAGGCGGGGGTGATGCAGCAGCCGTTCTACGCTGCCATTGCAGACTTGTACAAGCAGATCCACCAATTCAACGCACAGGCGGGCAAGCAGTTCTACTCCAAGCGGCCTTGGCTCCTGAGCCAGATGGTGGGCGACGACGACATCCAAGCCCTTGTCTCAAGTGATGATATGCAGCTTGAGCAGTTCCGCGTGAAAATCAGCCTGTCCCCGGATGGTGCCCAGCTTCGGACCATCACCGACCAGCAGATCATCCCGCAGCTTATGCAAATGGGTATGCTCGACCCGGTCACCGCATCCCAGCTTATGGGACGCTCCACGCCGGACGATGTGTACTCCGCCGCCCGCCAGTTCGCCAAGCAAGCGCAAGCAGCCGCCGCAGCCGCACAGCAGCAGCAGCAGATGGCCGCAGCCGAGGCACAGTTCGCGCAGGAACAGCAAGCCATCGACCAGCAGCAGCTTGAGGTCTCCAAGCAGGGGACAAAGGCCGAAATGGAACAGGCGAAGCTGCAACAGAAGGCCGAGCAGCCCTACCGTCAAGCAGAAAGCGAATGGATGCGACCAGACGCAGACCTGCTTGGTGCCATGGGCCAGCAACCGTAAAAAACGAAAACAAACCAAAACCGAGCACACTGCTCATATATTTGTACCATGGCTCAACAAACTGACAATCAGGAAGTTGTAGACGTCGCCGGTGACGCCCTTGCGAATATTCTTCGCAGTCAATCGTCCATTGCCGGTGCCCCTCCCATTTCTGCAAAACAGCAGGAGGCTCCTCCTGCGCCTGCTCCGGAGGTCTCCGAACCCGCGCAACCCGCGCCAGTAGCGGCTTCCGAGCAAAAAACCGAAGCACCTCCGGTTGTAAATTCCGGTGGTAATTCCAAAGGGGAAGACCCTTACGCTAAGATCGTTACCAGCATTGTTGGTGACGATAAACCCGCGCTGGACATCCAGTGGACGGACGAGGCGAAGAATCTTTTCAAGCAGACCTATGGGGTGGAAGACCCCTTGGCCTTCAAGAAAGAGATTGATACTAAACTGGCGGAGAGCCAGCTTTACAAGCAGAAGTATGACGAGGCAGCCCCTGTCCTTGGTCAGCTTGAGAAGCTCCCTCCGACCATGTATCGGGCGCTCCAACTTGCCTTGGAGGGCAAGGTAGAGGACGCCCAAGACTATCTCAAGACGCTTCCTAAGGTAGCACTTGAGAATAAGGAGAGCAAGGATCTGGAGGATCGGACGCTCATTGACACCTACCTGCCGGGCAAGATCAAGCCTGAGCAGTGGGAGATGCTCAATGACCCCGAGGCGGACGAGGACACCATCGACGCCATCGAGAGCCGCATCGCCATCCTTCGCGACACCGCTGCAGAGCTTCACGACAAGAAGCGCAATGAGATCACCGCTCAGGTGCAGCAGCAGGAGCATATGCGTAAGCAAGCCTTCGAGGATTACCAGAAAGGCGTTGCCGACAGCATTGCAGTAGCAAAAAACTCTTCCCTCGGGGTATTCGTTGACGAAGCGGTCGTCAAGGAAGTATCCGCTGGGAATTTCATTCACAAGTTCGTCAAAGAGGATGGGGTTACTCCCACCGCTGACGCTACGACCCTGTATCTGAAGGCGCTTCACTTCGACCCCGCAGTGAAGGCCGCAGAAGCGAGAGGCTACGAGCGCGGCAGGCAGCAGGCCCTCCTTGAGGCGACTTCCCGCCAACCGGCGATGAGCCGTTCGGCAAACCGCGACCCCGGCACGCAGCCCATGGCGACAAACCCAGATGATGCGATTCGCCAGATTCTGCTCAAGGCCGGTCTTCAAACCTAACCCTTCTAAATCCAATTAGACAATGTCCCTTCAGTCTTATCAACAGAATGTGAACAACGCGCCGTTTGGCCTAGCCAATACTAACGCGCCCGGTTCGCCCTATGCCGCAGCTTATGGCCGTGGCGTGACCAGTCACCTCTACCTGCCGGTGGACCCCATCATCTTCGATGCCCAGCCCCAGCAGTTCCTCGACCTCCAGTACCTCATGGCGTTCGCCACCGAGGAGGCCCCGGGCGATGAACTCATGTGGCACGAGAACGTGTGGAGCCGCAGCCCCATCGTGACGGCTGGCGCCATCACCGGCACCGCTGCCGTTCCCGGTAGCACTGTGACCGGCACCGTGGTGGTGACCACCGACTCGCTGAACTACGTGTTCGTGGGCCAGAAGCTGCACTTTACGGATGACGCTGGTGTGCCGAACCAAGTGATCGTGTCGAACGTGAACACCGGTACGGCCACCGTGACCATGCGCTCGATGGTGGGCGTTGGCATCGGTGCCCTGACCGCTACTGGCGTGAACCTGACCAACGGCCTGACCGCCGGTGGCGATGGCTTCCAGACCTTCAGCAACCCGGTGCGTACCAAGACCGTCCGCCGCACCAACCTCATCGAAAAGGTTGGTCCTGAGCAGATGATCTGGAACCGTCTGGAGCGCATCAAGTGGAAGAACCAGTCGCAGACCAACTTCATGGAGGTTGATATGCGTAACGTCCTGACCCAGCTCAAGGTGTCGATGTGCCAGCGCATTTGGCTGGGCCAATACGGCGAGGGTCTGGTGAGCTACAGCAACAGCGGCGAGACCGCCATTGCCAAGTTCACCGAGGGTATCGTGCCCAGCATCCAGAACAACGGTGGCGCTACGCTGAACAGCACCATGAGCACCGTGTGGGATGACCTGACCACGGGTATCTTCCAGACCAACTTCGGCCCCATCAACAACGAGCGCGTGATCTTCGGCACCCCCGAGATGCTGCACGCTCTGAACCTGAAGCAGAAGGCTGAGTTCGTCCGTTACAGCACCACCGACAAGATCTGGGATCTGGACTTCGAGGAGTGGCGCTTTGGCGGTCAGAAGCTGACCCTCGTTCCGACGCAGATCTGGAACGATGCCGCCAGCTTCCCCGAGGAGTACGCCCGTCGTCTTGTGGTCCTCCAGAAGTCGAGCGTGAAGCTCGCCACCATGCGCGGCGTGCCCATGATCAGCCAAGAGGCCAAGGTGAGCCAGAGCCGCTCCAACATCACTCCGTTCGAGATCTACGACTTCGAGCGGTACACGGTGGAGGGCATGGTGGGCACCAAGGTGCAGAACGCTGCCCAGAATTTTATTGTGGATGTGGCGTAAGGCATCGTAACTCTTCCGAAAGACCCCCGGCCTTGGCTGGGGGTTTTTCTTTTGGTATTGGTGTATATTTGTGCAAACTAACCATACACTATGGCGAACAGTGAAACGGCGGCCAAGGCCCGACTTGGCAAACTGAAGAAACAAGCTGACGACCTTGGCATCAGCTATCACGAGGACGTGACCGAGGAAACCCTCAAGCTGGCCATCAAGGCTGCGAAAGAAGAGACGGAGGAAGAAGCCCCGGCCTCGAGTGCTGCAAGCGCGGTAGAGATCGGCAAAGCCATCGCCCAAGAGATGGGCAAGGTGATGCGTACCGTTGTGCAGGAGCCCGACGAGGACGGTCTGGTGGACGACCGTGACGTGGACCCCGACGACATTGGCGAGGAGAGGGTGTACTTCACCCCGCAGTTCTTTTGGATCGTCCCTGCTAAGCGCATCGGTGGCCAGCTTGTGAAAGCACCGTACAAGAAGATGGTGTTCAAGATGTCGCACGGTGATGCCATCCGTAACGGGGACCAGTTCCAGACCCGCTACATGAGCACCTATGTGACCAACTCCAAGCGGGAGCAGGCGTATTTGGAGACCCACGACCTGTACAAGAAAATCTTCTTCTCCAACGCCAAGGAAGCCGACATCACCAGCGATCAGGTGAAGTTCGCCCAGAAGTTCTCGCAGCATATGCAGAACCTCAATGTTCGCATGGCCCCGCAGCTTTACCGCATGGCCGCCGAGAATGGCATCAAGCTGGACAGCAAGATGTCCCTCTCAACCATCCGCACCAACATTGCGAACGCCCTTGCTGCGCGTGACATCCAGCGGGACGCCGAGATGATGAAGAGCATGGTCTCTTCGGCTGGCCGGGCCTCTCTTTTGAGCGACCCGACCGCTGAACAGCAGTAATTTTGTAGTATGATCACCTATCCTGAACTGAAGACTGTAATGCAAGCCAACCTCGATGCCGAGGGAAGCGAACGCTATCTTGACGTTCAGGATTATATTCCTGCTATTAACTCTGCTGTGTCGAGGGCGATGACCGCCATCAGCTTTATGATGGCACAGCGGGATAATACAGAGGAGGCGATACGAGACCTGACCTATGTCAGGATGTTCCAGACGAACTCGCAGGGCGGGGTTGCAATCAGCGACCCTGCCCTGCTTGCCTCTCTTGGCCACGGGATTTGGAATGTGCTGGCTGTTTATGCCGAGCCCATAACCGTTGAGCCCAACCCCGCCCTATTGCCCCTGAACCCCAATCAGAGCGTCTACCGCGACGACCTGTCATGGTCCGGCTCAGGTCAGCCTGTGGAGCGGGTGACCCTTGAGGAGGTTCCTGTGCTCAGGACCAACCGGTTCATGTCCGGCAACGAAACGCTGGCCGACAAGCCCAAGCGCCGCACCTACGCTTATTACATCGTAGGCAACGGCTCATCGAATAGTTATTCCAGCGGTACGGGGGAAATTCGGGTTCTCCCGCAGAGCCAAGTCAACCAGAAACTGGTGGCCATTGCATACTTGGCCAACCCGCTTGAGCTTGACGCCAACAACTACCTTACCGCACAGATCCAGTTCCCGCAGAGCATGAAACGCACGCTGGCGGACTGGGCATTGCAGTATATCGCTTGGAAGCAAGGGGATGGGACAAATCTGCAAATGAACGCGCAAAAAGACGCAGCAGAACTGTTCCAGCTTACTACCAACTAAGCTATCTTTGTAGGCATGGCGACCTACGATCAGGTGGTGGACGACATTATGGTCACCATGGGGTTCACCCATGATGACCGCCTTCGCAACAAGGAAGCGGTCCTCTACAACGTAAAGATCGCAGTTGACAAGCTCAAGAAGCAGATCCTTGCGAAGGGCGACGCGATCGGCGACCACCGCAGGGGTGGCGAGATGGTGTCCACGTACATCGTGGAGGTGAACCACAACGATGCCCCTGACAACAGCACCGCCGACTGGGACTACAGCTACTTTGACCTCCCTGTGAGCGTGTTCTCTCTTGACCACGACAGCGGGGTGAACTTCATTCGCTACCTCAACAACGAGATCCCTTGCGGGTGTCCACCGGCCATCTCGAAGGTTCCTTTCACGGGAACCACATTGGCTTCGGTGAGCCTGATGTACGGTAGCGCATACCAATCTCCGCGACCCAGCCGCCCATACTTTGCGCGGGCCAAAGCCAAGGTCGGTGATACCACCAAGGATAGGGTGTATCTGTTCGGTGTCCCCTGCGACATCAAGCATTTGCTTGTTGGCCTGTTCGCCATCGTGGACTTCGATGACGTGGACCCCGATCAGGACACCGGGCTTCCCAACGAGATGCTTGAGACCCTCAAGAAGATGGTCATCGACCTTGAGCGTTGGGCGGTGATGATGCCGCAAGAACGGTTGAAAAATGATGGTAGAGACTTTGAGCCCAATCAGCAGGTAAGAACCGAGCGCACAATGTCCGTGAATAGTCCCACTCAAATTGACGCCTGATGCCACTCGGTAACGCCAAATTCAACGTAAGCGAGGTTATCATCGCAGCGGCGCAGGAGCTTCGTGACGAGGAGTTCGGCAGGCTTGGCCGCCCCTTCTATCTCTCTGCCGCCCAGCGCGGGTTGCAGGAGATAAACTCGGCGACCAACTTCTTCAAGAAGCAATGGGACTCTGAAATCCCGGCCAGCCTACAGCTTGAGCTTCCAACGGACCTGACAGAGGCCGACCAGATCTACTTGGTGCGCGGTAGCGGAAACAACATCACCTCTTCCACCCCGCTGTTCATCAAGCCCAATATGTGGCATAAGGGAGGAGAGGGATACGTGGCCAATAACAAGGCGAGGAATCATGACGACTTCCAGTTCTCGCTGGCTTGGAGCGAAGCTCCTCCGGCTCATATCTACTTTGCGGGGTTGCGTAATGGGATTCTTTACCTTTCTCCGTCGTGCAAGAACTGGGACCGTTTGCTCGTCATGTATACGGGTCTTGGAGTTGATTGCTTCGGTGAGGATTTTGAGATCCCGCATTGGTGCCGGGAAGCAATAACCGACTTTGTCATCCACCGCGCTGCGCTGGCCATGGAGATGGAGAACCCCAACTTCTACGCCCGCGTCATTGCTCGAAAGGAGAACGAACTAAAAGCCCCGAACGGTTCTTGGTGGACCGCCGTTGGTCGTTACAAGCGTCTTGACAAGAAGGGTCGCTACGACACCACCGCCTACACCTTCCGCATCGGGCATACCCCGTAATACAATGAACCTATCAGAGTTTGAGGGCCGCAAGCGCAAGCGCAAGATGACCCAAGCCCAGATCGATGCAGAGCGCGAGAAGTCGCTCAGCAAGAACCGCGTCACCACATCGGACGGGCGGGAGTACTTGCGCCCAACGAAGAACCCTACTCCGCTGAAGGATCGCATCGCGGATGCTGTGGATAAGGTGCGCGGTCGCAACACATACGATGGCCACGGAAAGAGCTTTCACTCAGCCGTCACGAAGGATTACGGGAAGGATGCGCGCGGAGTTCAGCACAAGATCATGAAGCACAAGGGCCGAGCCCGCTAACCAATGCCCAAACTCTTCCATTTCCCGTGGCTTCGCAGGCTCCTTGGCAAGGGGGTCAACACCGACATCACGCCCGAGCTTCTGCCCGATGGTGTGTCGCGTGAGGCTGTGAACGTGCGCCCCACCTCCATCGGTGGCCGCACAGGAGCAGCGGAGGCCGTACATGGAGAGGTTTTGCAGTATGCGAATCCCGGGGGTACTGGATATGTGTGCATCGGCTCTGCTTCATGCAATGGGAAGTTGATCGAGTTCTGGGCCTCCAGCGTGGCGGGTGAATACCCCATCGTTCGCATTGATGGGGAGATCGTCGCGCAGAGCCAGAACATTCCCTATGTGTACAATAGGCCACTTCAGATCGCTGTGGTCGAGGATTTGGTGGGTACAAGCATCATTGACAACCAAGGTGCTGGAGGTTCGGTTGAGGGAAGGGGTGTGGTTTACCCTGCCGACCACAACAGCGAACCGCTGTATTGGGACTTGAAGGAGTTGCTGTTCAACTTGAACAACAACACGGGGATGTTCTTCGACCCCTCGTACACCACCGATTACAACTCCGTACAGCTTATCTCCAACCCTGAGTTCCCTATTCATGTGGGCAACTTTGAGGTCGAGCCGGGCCTGCCTCCGGGCCAGTACCAGTATCGGCTGCGGTGGGTAAGCCCTCAGGGCGACCGGACCAACCCCGGCCCCGAGACCCCGCTGATCAGCATCCCCATCTGGCAGGACCGCAAGCTCACTTGGGAGCAGGACCAATACCCCGGTGTGTCTACCGTGGGCGGAGGTGTATTGACCCCCCTTCAGACCACGGGATACGGCGCTAGGATACAGTTCCGCGTGGACAACCAGCAGGGATTCCAGTTCGTGGAGATCCTTCGCCGCAGGTTCAATGACGGGACGGATACGGGGGTGATCGAGGTGGTCGGCAAATTGCAGCTTGCGCCGGGCGAGGTTTCCATTCGGACCTTCTCTGACCCCTCTGATGCCATTGCCACGCCAGAGGTCATCCCCCCTGACGAGGAGGAGCAGCGTCTCATTGTCTTCACCAAGCCAAAGAGCGTGGAGTATGCCGACCGTCGGTTGACCTACGCCAACTTCGAGACTTCTTCGAATATCCCGACCATTGACTTCATCCTCAAGGACGGACAGCCGATGGTGCCCATCACGCAGGGGGTGCATACATGGTATACTCCGGAGGGTTCGACCACGCGTGAGGCGTACAATGACGGCTACTCAGACCCGGTGAACAACACCTACCTGAAGAGCTTCATGCGCGGGGAGAAGTACGGCTTCGGCGTGATGCTGTGGGATGCGTATCTGAACCGCAGCTATGTGGCCGATCTTCCCAACCAGCCTGACTCCGGCTACCAGTTCCCCAACCGCAGGGACAAGAAGAGCATCGACAGCGCCACCTACTCCAGCGCCCCCATTTGGGCCGCATCCACGGACTGCAACGGCCCGGAGGTGGTCTATGACACGTTTGATGCGTTCATACAAGGGGATAAGAACAAGTTTAATCCGAATCTTAGCTATCCATTTGTCAATTATGCAATAGACGGAGATGGCAGAACTGCTTTCGGTCCAACAAACCCAGTCAATAGCGGGGTCAATCCTCTCAATGACCAAACGCGTTTGTCCACCTCTCCGGTCAATGGCGTTTACACAGGAAGCCCTACGCTTGGTTTTTTGGAGGCACAGGGCAGCACCAACCACTCCAACTACACTCCGCTTGAACTCAGCGGGAAGATATGGGCTCCTCAATATCAAGCAATGGGCGGTGCGCTGTACGGCGTAACCAACATCCCACGCAAGGCCAAGGTGATGTCCATCATGCGGACAGAGCCAGCCAACCGGGTCATTGCTCAGGGCATCGCCGTATATGACCTTATGCCAAAGGGTTTGAATGCTTCGGACCCGGCAACGGTAAAGAAAAAGAACAGGCTTGCCATCAAGTTCCCCGACTTTGATAGCGGGAAAGTTGATCAGAACATAATTGATGAGTTCAACTCATCTCCCGAAAACTTTGCCATCCAATTTGTATCTCCTCTTGGAATTTATTCGGAGCCATACAGTTTTGGCGCTGGGTATTCTGGATTTTCAGGTATAGACGTTCCGCTGAATCCATTAAGCCCGCTCAATATAACCGCGAATGATTATGGGCCGGAGAATTATATTGGAGGTGCTGTAGATATACTTAGCTATGCTGGGATACAATACGATGAAAGTCAAGTAAACCCCGGGGAACCTCTTGCCATTTCAAATGGCGGGCAGGGGATGGCATATCAAGAAGTCGCATCACCAAGCCCAATAAACCAACCGTCTGCAAGCAACTACGTTGGCTATTCAATGTGGCGTAGGCTTGCATCTGCTGGCATTCCGCCGGGCAGCCCATTTGAGACTCCCAATGATGGTAATAGGATATTTGACATAGATGCTGTATTTCAGATAATCGAAAACAACAATGTATACTACAGGGTTGTGTTTGATTCTAACATTTACTTGCAGGACAATGCTGTAAATGGCGCTGATTTTGGCTCTTCTTTAACTCGAGATTGGCACGAACCGGTATATGTCATCAATTTGATCCGGCGGGACGCGCAGGTTCCATCTAGTTCAATTGACCGATACGTAAATACCGGACATCACATAAAGATTGAAAGCTGCATTGGCATTGGCACTGGCCAGCCTCAGACGGTGCAGCTTCTTAATGAGCGCCCTGAGGACGTATTCGATGTCAATGGCGGTAACAGGTATATCTACATCCAATCGGGAGGAGAGGTTACGCGCTGGATGTGCTGGGTGAATAACAGCTACCTCGCATCGCTGACGCCCGCGCAGATCTCCGTCTTGGTGGCCGACCTGAACGCTGGTATACCGTTCGCGGACAATGATGGTAACCTAGTCCATGGACTGTATGGGTTCAACCAAGGTGACTGGCTTTCCAGCGGACAGATAGCGCCATTCGCTTCCATCACATTTGGCAGCTATGGCGTATTGACGATCAACTGTCCTCCGCTCAATTCTCGCATTCTTGTTCGTTACGACAGCCGATCGCCGATTCGCTTCTTTGGCGGAGATGTAACCATAGCTCCGGCCACAAGCTGCATCATAAATGACTTCCACACGGAAAACAGCGGCTATTTGAGCGTGAGCAATGACAGGAAGTTTGTTCCGCGCTTGCCGTATAGTGGCTGGTATAAGTCACCTGAATACAACGCAGTACTCAACGCGAACCCAAGCCTTTTCTCATCGGGCTGGTGTTCTTTGATCATTAGTATGCGCCAATGGGTTGTTCTTTGGGACGCAGAGCAACGTAGCGCCAAGCGTTACGCGAAGGGCACTAACGACACGGCCATCGGCGGCCCATATGAGTGGCCGAAGATCGGATATATCATCAAGCCGTACATCTACGTCAGCGCCAACCCGCTGGACGGAATGTTCCAATATCCCCTTGTTAACGTTGATGGGACTGATGTGGACTTGAATCAAACGCCCCGAAACAGGGGAGGAGTCTTGTTCACCGATGGTTACAACAAGGACTATTGGAAGCAGCCATTTGTGTCGGGCTTTGGTGTGCCGTTCGATGAGATAGGAGGATACCAAGAGAAGACCTACTTCCCCACCGGGCTCATCTCTTCCCTCGAAGTGGACCCATTGCTACGCGATGTTCCGGGCCTTCGCACCTTCGTGGACGGCAACCTGAAGGTGGTCAGCGAAGAGAACGGGGAGATCAAGACCATCGCTTCTGTGCTTGGCGGCGGAGGGCGGAATATGTACGCCATCACCGAACGTGGTGTGGTGCGCGTGCTGACCAACAAGAACATCCTCACGGGTGCTTCGGGCGAGGTTATTTCCACGCAATCCATTGCCAACTATTGGGGCGAAGAGATGTGGTTGTCGCGGAACATCGGTAGCCCTGACCAGATGTGGCAGTTCTTCGTCAAGGGGTTTGCCACGATGGGCAGCAGCTATGCCGACTCGTTCTTTTGGGCGGACAGGAACAGCGTCTACCGCATGGTGGGCGACCAGATCATCGACATTGGTCGCAACCGCTTCCTGAGCTTCCTGCTCCCCAAGCTACGCACTTACCCTGATGGGTACGTCGTGGGCGTGAACGGATTCTACAACCGTAAGTACAACGAGGCGTGGATGACCCTTGTAGACCGCTCCGGCACAGAGGATGGGGAGCAGACCCGCACCCCACCCAAGCTGCTGGTAGTTTACAATGCCGACATCGACAACTGGGTGGGCGTGTTCACCTACCGATTCGACGCCTATGCACAGGTGGGTAATGACATCTTCGGCCACAGGGATCTTGAGACCTACCGCGTGGACGTTGACAACAACTACACCATAAGCGGTGACACAAGGGAGGCGACGATCACCGTGCCCATGACCGGTGACCTTGACAGCTACAAGGAGTTCCTCCGTTGGCGTATTTCCGGTGACATTGCGCTGTCCAAGCCCGATAAGATCCAGATCCTTGACCCGCAGTTCAACGTGATGTGCGAGATGCCCGGGGTGGGCAACACCAGCCCCTACTGGGTGAAGCACTATGACGGCTGGGAGGGCTGGGCGGACAGGACGCTGTCCAGCTACGACCCCGACCGCAAGCTGCCACAAAATCAGTACTTTTACCTCCGACTCATTTGGAACACCGCTGCTGACAAGGCTGCGACTGCAATGAGCGGTCAACTAAAGCCAATTAAGTAAGATGGCAATTCCAGCATTCGTACCCCTTGCCCTGATGGGTGCGTCGGCAGCAGCCAACGCCATTCGGGGTATCGGCCAAGCGAAGAAAGCGAAGGGTCTTGAGGCTGAGTTCCAGCGTCTGGACAAAGCCCTGACCCCCGTAAGCCCCGAGCAGTACGCACAGCTTGCCCGCACCCGGCAGCTTGAGCGTTCGATGCGCTTGGGCACCGACCCCACCTCGGCGATGGCGCGGCAGGGGCTGGCTGGCTCGTTGGCCCAAACGCAAGCCAATCTTGTACGGGCTGGCGGTGGCGCTGGTACGGTCAATGCCCTGCTGCGGTCACAGACCGGCTATGGGCAGGGTATTGGTCAGGTTGCTGCACAGGCTGCACGGGGAGCCGATCAGATGCTTGCATATCAGGGTGGGCTGATTGATAACATTCAGAACGCCATCTATGGCCTTCAGATGAAGCGCCGCAACTACGCCCAAGCCGTGGCCGCACAGATGCGCCAAGCTGCAACGGATAGCGCAACCGCTGCCATTGGCTCTTTTGCTCAGGCGGCGACCATGATTCCCGAAATGAATAAATCGGCTCCAGCCGATGGAGGTCAAGAAAAACTGCTGCCAAAGAATTATCAGCTTGGCCAGCTTACGCAAACTCCGCAAACTACAAATTACGGGTTTGGGTATAACGCAACTCCGAGCAATCCTTCAATTCCGGGCTTTAGCGCAACGATAGGTGATTACGCTTCAAATCTTCCGACCCCGTCATTTGCACCATTCCAATAACAGCAAGCAGACATGGCCAACTACATAGAAGAACTCGACCAGCTTGCTGCTCAGAATGAAGGCGGCCCTGAAAATACAGGGTCACGGACATCTGGAGTAGATTGGAACTTAACATTTGAAGATCCAAATGCGCCGGGCGGAAGAAGGGTGTCTCGGTACAACATACCTGCATCTAATGTAGATGAGTTGTATAATACTGAGTTTAATTTTTTGAGAGAGCAAGATCAAGCTCTTCCTTTGGTTAATTACGAAATGGCACCGAGTGCAATTAATTTCAATGCACCCGGCCAAATAAATCAACCTCTTGATTTATCAAATGCTGTTCGGACTGGCGCTAACATATATTCCGGCGGTGGGATTGGTTCAACTGCTGTAACCCCCCAAGGAACAACTACTGCTACTGCTGGAACTGCGCCCGGCACTTCAGAAGAACGCGCTCCTCGCCAGCGTGGAGGGGTGACGTGGCCTGCCCCCGAAGAGACCGTTGAATTTACCCAAGAGGACTTTTACCCCAACCCGCAAGACCCCGCGCAGTACAACTACAGCACCGGCCTTGAGGTCGTGGCCCGCCCCGGCAGGATGCCAATGGGTGCCATCAGCAAGGCGGCGACCATCTTGAACAACCGGCAGGTTGAACTTGACAAAAAGCGACAGGCGTTCGCAGCCGAGTTCTTCAAGGTTCCCAAGACCGCCGACCCCTACCAGCAGAACTTCACCCGTCTCGTACAGGATCGGAACAACGAGTTCGTGCAGGGCATTGCCGATGCCATGTACGGAGGGAACGTGAACAAGGCATACAGGGCCATTGCAACCAACCCCGAGCTACAGGCCCGCTGGCGCGATATGAACGCCAAGAACGAAGCACTTGCCTCCCACGGTCTGTACAACTTCAAGCGTGCGGAAGATTACCTTACCCAAGCAGCAACGAACAAGATAGCCTCCACTCCCGAGGCCCGCCAGCTTGCCAAAGACATCCTTTATGGCATGGGCAGATATGCTGGTGGCGGTGGCGTTGGTGGCAACTTCGACAAACTGGTCAATGACATGACCCAGTTCGACATGATGCTGGGCCGTGATGAGTATTTTAAGACCACTATTGCTCCGTCTGTAAAAGACTTTGCCGAAAGGCAATTCTTGCAACCGGGGAAAACTCCGGGCATGGTTGTCAAGGATGGAAGATATATGTTTGTTACCAAGGGGCATAGAGAAACATTTGAGAATCAAATCAATCAACTTGCTCGTTCAATGGCCCTTGAGCAAGGGTATGGAGCAGGAGACAATCTGGATCAAAAAATTGCCGATAACAAAAAGTTTTTGAGCAATATGCTTCCAGATAAGTTTGACATGACCACGACTGTTGAGGATATGTACAAGGGTGGTGGAGGAGCAGATGGAGAAGCAACTGGCGGCGGTGCAGGTACAGGTGCAGGAGGACTTGGAGGAACTACGATAAGGTATCAGCCCCTTAATCCAATAGTTGCAGCAACTGATGAGGATGGAAAGACATCAACGCAACTTAGCCCACTTGTGAAAGAGGCTCAAAGGAAAGGAGCAAAAATTACATCAGATCTTTCAAGGAGTTATTCCATAGATGCAATTCAATTCTTTGAAGTATCTAACAAGAAAGCTAGAATTCCGGCGGCTCAAAGCATTCAAGGCGAGGCTATAATCCCTGTCGGTGTTTTTAGGGATAAGGATAACAAGATTTTCATGTATGGCAAGAAAGCAAGGTATGCTGGCGCCGCTGCTCAATCTCCAGACGACATCATCGGTGGACTTTATGATGACTCTGGAAATATCAACATAACAAAATTCAATAACCTTGAAGACTCTGTCGTTCCTTATAATATGGCTCGCGCAGCCATAAGCGTAGCAAGCGGGATTGAATCAGAGCAAGATGCAAGTAATGCAATTGATCAATTCAGGAGTCAGCTAGGTCTTCCAATTGGAGCCACAGCACAAGCACAACAACAATCTGCCGCTACGGCTTCTCAACAAACACAGCCGCGCATTCCCGGAATGCCCAGCAACCCATTTGAGGCCCCAATGGGACCGGTGCCTCCCGAGCAGATGGAAAGAATGAGTCTTGACATTGCACTTGAACAGCAACGAAATCAGGCAATAAGGGAGATTGAAACCAGCGGAACTGCAATAGATGTAAATTCTCAGCCTGAGGTGTCTTCAATGTTCTCCAGCCTTGAAAGCAAATATGAACTTCCGTCCGGGCTTCTTAACGCTGTAATGATGCAAGAATCGCGAGGGCGCCCCGGGCTAACATCAAGAACTGGAGCTCAGGGATATTTTCAATTCATGCCAGACACGGCTAGTCAATACAATGTTGAGATAAATAACATTGAATCAGAGGCCGAAGGCGCTGCCAAGATGTTGAGCGATTTGTTGAAAGAAAATGATGGCGATCTTGATAAGGCGCTTGCTTCATACAATTGGGGAATTGGAAACGTGAAAAGAAAAGGCATGGAAAATATGCCAGAAGAAACAAGGAATTACATTCCCGGGGTTAAAAAAAGGATGCCTTTGATTTTTGGAGGACAAGGCGAGAGTGTTGAACAAACTCAAATTACCGCAGAAGAATTCAATAGAAAGTGGTCCGAACTTCCTAGCGGAGGAAAACTTGTTGGGCCGAATGGAAAAGAATACACGAAAAAATGAGTACTTGGAAACCACCAGCAGACGCAATTCTTTCAAGTGAAACTGAATGGACTCCTCCATCGGATGCTATTCTTAGCAGTACGGAATCGGAGACTTCATCAACAGGAGAGCCTCGTGGCGTAAGAACCCCTTTCGCCGAGGCCCCATCACCATCTTCGGAGTCACCATCTTCGGTGTCTCCTTCAACATCAGTTGGGGTGGTGGGGCAAAGCGTGGCCCCGGACGGCCAAAGGGGTCAAGAAACCGAAATGCTAATAAGGGGAGGCGAAATAGCAAATCGATACATTAAATCTTCTCAGGACTTCAAGCAATGGAGAGACTATAAAGATGCGCTTGAAGACCCTATGGCTGCTGCAAATTCAAGGTACGCAGAAATAAATCAGCCTGATGCTTTTAATCAAAACAAAAAAAGAAAAGAACAGGCAAATTATGTTTATTCTGCATTTGAAAAGTCTCACAAACAAAACATTCTTGATACTGAAAAGTACATCAATGAAGCTAGTAATAAGTATGTAAGTTCTGATTCCAAGATTGGTCAAGCTCAAGCAAAGCTTCTTATGAAGCAAGCGTCTGATGGAACTCTTGTTCCGGATGAAGGGAAGATTAGAACCATAGCGGAGGACGAATCTAGAAAACTTGGAGTAGAAGGAACTGAATTTGAAAAGCTTTACTACAATAAACTAAAGCAAAAAGTAGATAATGCTTTTATCAGGCCATCCATAGAAAGCTTGTATGAAGAAAAAGCAAAAAATATCTACGACAGGTATTCTCTTAAGTTTACTGAAGATGATAAACTTTATGCTTCAAGTCAAGCAAGACTTCAGTCTTTGAAATCAAGTTATGTCTTTGATCAAGAAGAAATAAGAAAACAATACGAGACTGAAATTGCCCCAATTTCAGAACAGATAAAAATTGAAAATCAACAACTTGAGCAGGGGTATAATCAATCATATGCAAGTATACAAGAAAGATATAATTCTGGCTTAATTGATTCTGATTCTGCAAATGCTGAGCTTGCGCAGCTTAATGAATCATTCAAAAAAACGGCAGAAGAATACGATAAAAAAAGGAATGCGTTACAAGAGCAAATACTTCAAGGATACAATGCAAGATTTAGCGAGTTGAACAAAAATTACAATTCGCTCTACGATGCAGAGGTAAGTGCTTTTAATAAAGAGAATGCTTCTATTGTACAGAAATGGAGCAAAGATCCAGAGCTTAAAAAGCAGCTTGAGCAGGCATATGAGGATTCTTACAAAACGGTAACCGGTAGCATAAAAGGATTTCGAGAGGAGCTTGCTAATCCATACACAGCTTTATTTGACTCTTATCTAAAGACAACTGGCGGCGTCATAAAGAGTATGTCCGCTGCGTTCGGGGAGGACATAGGCCCCATGTACGAGCTTGGTGATTGGCTGGAGAACAGATACTTTACCAAGGAGGTGGACATGGGTACTTTCAAGTCGTGGCTTCCGGGTCAGGGTCTTGGTACATTGACGGGCCAGCTTGCCGCTACAATGATTCCGTCCGTTGGCGCCGCAACATTGGCCTCTACTGGATTTGGAACTCCTGCTGCCGCTGCTATGGCCGGTGGTCTTACATCTGCTGTGATGAATGCGTGGCAGGTATCTGGTAGTGCGAGAGAGGATGTTTTCAACGAGACTGGAGATGCAGCGGCAGCAGATAAGGCTGGCACGGAAACGCTGAAAAGTCAAATAGCTTATCTCCCTCTGTCGTTTGCAGAAGCAATGCCATTTGTGAAGGGGCTTTCGATGCTTCCATCAAAACTTGCTTCAAAGCTTCCGGCATCACTTACCGCTCTTGAAAAACCCATTCAAATGGGGGCCAAGGGCGTATTTGAGCTTGGCGTGGAAACCATTCAAGAGAAGTTTGAGGGGTCCACGGAGAAGAGCGTCCTTGAAGGTGGTGGGGCATTTGATAGGCTTGGTCAGGATCTAAAGGATATTAATGACTGGAAAAAAACCTTAGTTGCTGTCGGTCCCGCTGGTTTTATCGGTGCAGTTGGTGGAGTCTCCGAACCTACAAGAAGCGGTCTGGCTAATGAGTTTTTGGCTCAGCGTGCTGCTGATAAGGTAAACGACTCTTACAAGAACGCGTGGGTTCTCAAGGGTGTGTTTGAAAATCCTTCAATGGCTCGCGCTTCAATTGATCTGATGTTCGCAAATGGGAGCATTGATCAAAATGAAAGAGATGCACTGAGAAATAGGTTTGACTCGGCAATTAAAAACAAGGAGCAGGCAGAAAGGCTTGGTCTGGACGGTCAGCGGCAGTACATCTACACGGCGATGTCCGGCGAACTAGATGGTCTCAGGGCCAAGCTGGAAGCAGAGCAAGACCCAGTGGCCAAGAAGGTGCTGGAGGACAGGATGAAGACCGCAAGCCAAGGGCTTGTTGACTTCGCCAACAACAAAGGTGGTGCATACTACACCATCACCATGACCAATGGTGTGCCAATGGTGCAGACCGAGGAGGGCATGACCAGACTCCTTGGTGACCAGCAATTCATCGATGGCGCACTTGGCTCAAGCAACATAAGCATCCAGTCTTTTGGCAAGGCAGACCCTGCCGTGCAGAAAAGGGTGCAAGAACTGATAAAGAAACAACAACAACTAAAAACACAAACGGATGCCGTACAAAAGCGAACAGCAGCGCAAATGGGCGCACAGCCCCTCGGGCCAGAAGGCGCTCGGGAAGAAGGGGGTGAAGGAGTGGGACCGGGAGTCCAAGGGCCTAAAGCTCCCGAAACGCTCACCGAAGAAGAAGTAGCGGTAGTAGCCCCGGGCAGAAGTGAGCTTTCTTCAGTGCTTGCCTCTGTCCGTGGTGCTGAGTATGTCAACGAGAACAGGCTTGCTGCCGCTGAAGATGAACTTTACAGCATCTTCGACGACATTGAATCAAGGGAAGACCTTACGCCTGAGCAAAAAGGCCAAATGCAGGCTGCGGTAGAACGCTCAATTCAAACACTACAGGACTATGGATTTAGAACAAGAACTGAAACTCGCACAGCTACCCAAGCGGTTGCAGTTAGAGCTCCTAAACAGGCTCCTAAAGCGGCGAGGCGAGGGGCAACCCCAATCGCAGCAGCAGCCGATGAAGGAATCTCCATCACCTACGACGATGGAGTCTCCGGGCCAAAACAAGGGGTAGTCAAGAAGGAGAACGGGCAGTATGTATTCTACCAAAAGCCCATGGGCGCTGTGAAGAAATTCAAGCCCGTGGTAATTGGCGACGCTGCTATTGTGGACGGATCTGTTCAGTTCGCTGGCATTGAGAATCGGACAACCGGGCCTCTGGCTTCTGTTGCCAATATCACCCTGCCCGGCGGAAAGAAGATCACCATTCTTGATGACGACCTTTCAATCGATGCGGCTATTCATGTGGCCAAGTTGGAGCTTGGAGAGATTCCGCAGGATGAGTTTGACATTGAGTTCCAAACGATTGTAACGGAGAACAACATTGAAGTTCCTTACATCTACGAACCCAAGCCAGCGGCCAAGCCAGCGGCCAAGCCTGCTCCAAAGCCAGTAGCAGAGCCTGTAACGGTGGCCGAACCCAAGGCAAAGACCGTGGCTTTATTCCAAAAGCTTGCCAAGTTGCGAGACAACTTAAAAGGTACGACTCACGCAGGCACCAAGAATAAAACTCAGAAGGAGATAGACGACCTTCTTCGTGAAAACCCCAAGCTTGCCGAGGTAAGTGCTAAATTTGACGAAGCTGTGAAGCAGCTTGAAGACGCCAAAAAACTCAAAGTACGATGCCCGTAAAGACCCCCAAATCACTCGACAAGCTGGTAGTCTCCAAGCTGCTTGAGCGTCTCAAGGACGAGTATGACGCCATGTACTTCTACACCGCCGTGGCCAACTGGTGCCAAGGCAAGGGGTACGAGTCGGCTGCCAAGTTCTTCCTCAAGGAAGCGGAGAACGAGCACGACCACGCTCGTAAGGTGGAGAAGTACCTCACGGACTGGAACGTCTTCTTCGAGCTCCCTGCCATCGAGCGCCCGGACAAGGAGTACGCCAGCCTCGTGGACGTGGTTGAGCAAGCCTACGACATTGAGTACGCCCTGTACGAGGCGTATGAGGAGACATCCAAGGAGATGTTCAACCTCGACCTGTGCGTGTTTGACTTCCTCACCCCGCTGCGCTTGGGCCAGAACGAGAGCGTGATCGAGTACAGCGATATGCTCAACGAACTGGATACCATCGGTGCTGACAACAGCTTCGCCATCTATTACTGGCAAAAAGAGAAATTCGCCTAATGGCACTCAACTGCAAACTTTCCGAACGCATCTTCACGTTCGAGGGCAAGGATTACTCCTACGCCCAGTTCCAAGCATTGCTGGCCGAAGGTCTGCTTGCTAAGATTCCGCAGCTTACGCAGCAGGCCAAAGCTGCGATCACTGCTCCGACCGCAGAGCCCGCACCCAAGGGTGCCGTGGACGCGTCGGACATTGATGCGATGGAGGGTTTGATGAGTCGCCATGAGGGGAACAACGCAGAGGGGGTCTCCAAGCCCAAGCTTATTGCCAAGGTTCTGAATGGCATCCGGTGGCTGACCAACAACAATCTGGGCTATGATGCTAATACCGGCAAGGGTAACCGCATCTTCGTCGCAGAAAGCAAGGCCGAGTATGAGCGCATTACAAAGGATGCTTCTGGTAAGGCGAAAACTGGCGGTGGGGTTGCCATCCCTCGGTATGATGCCTATGGCAACTACATGGGGGCTGACATCTACATCAACTTGGACACCAAGTCATTGGGCACCGTGGCGCATGAACTCGCCCACGTTGCTTTGATGGAGAAGTTTGCTGGGGATCCGAAGCTGTTCAAGAAGTTCGTTGCTGCCATCAAGCCGTTCACGTCTGCAAAGGATCTTGCCTATCTGGATAAGTTCATTCGGCTATATCCAGACGAAGAGGTACGGCCAGAGGAGTTCTTGGCCGAAATGACCGCCTTGATTGAGGAGCGGTTTGCCAGTGGCGAGGTTGATGCCAAGGAACTGAGCGCACTGCGTAAGCTGGCCGAGGCCATCAAGCAGTTCGTCAACAAAATCACCGGTGGCCTTGTATTCCCCCTTGAGAAGGAATCCGATGTTCGGGCGTTCTTCAATGCACTTGGACAGTCCATTGCAGTGGGAGGGGTGATGAAGGAGGGCCTTGCTGAAGCTGCTGCAAGGGAGGTTGGAGCCAAGCCCGAGGCCGCAGAAAGGAGGGAGGCTGTGGAGAAGAAGGAAGAAGCTAGCCAGCCTAGCAGGTTGCAAGAAAAACTGAATCGGGTGTCCAATGCTGCGGACATTGGCAATGCAAGGCAAATAGCAACATCTCAAAAGTTCTCAACACGCAGAGACTTTAAGTTGGCCGTCCAGAATGCTGTTGAGGCTCAGGCAGCAGGATTGGATTTGACCAAGGACACACCAGCCCTGCGAAAATATCTGATTGACCAAATACTCAAAGAGGCAAGGGAGGCTATTGTTGTCAATTCAAATGCCATTGGCTGGTATGATGAAAAAGTAACCACTGCTCTTGATATACTTTCTATTCTTCACCCCGAAATAAAAACTGATCCAAAGTCAAAGTTTGCTTTTGTGTGGGCGCTTGCCGCAACAAGCAATGGGGTAAAGGTTGACAAGAATTTTGAATTAGCCGAGCGGGCATACAATGAATGGAAAAACAGCAATCCCGATGTTGACAAAAGGAGGTTGCCGACAACTGGCATAGGTGTTGGCAATGCAGCAATAAAAATACATGAGGCGCTTAAGCTGTATAACAATTTAATTGAAAAATGGGGCTTTGACAAATTCAAAGAATTTGCTACTTCGCTTAAGCCAAATCGCGATATTAAGAAAGAATATGGTCGTGCTGTAAGTGGAGAGGGAATGGATGTTCCAGTTTATGGAGCTGGCATAATTGGACCAAAAATCGGCAATGGGTTCTTTATGAATCTTTATGGGGTATTTGGTCAGCTTACAATGGATCGCTGGTGGATTCGTATGTGGGGAAGGCTTACTGCAAATTTGATATATGTTGATCGCGCAAGAGTTGCCAATAACAAAAAAGCTCTTTTGGCCGTTGTCGATTTGATTAAATCGGACAAAGAAGCCACAGTTGCAATTGAAAAGCTTATAGGTGCCCGTCTCAGTAAATCTGACCCGGCTGCATTGGCAGAGGCCATTGCAAAAAAGTCATCAGACGAAAATGTCAGGAATGCCCTCAAGGAAATTCTCAAGACCACAAAAGAGCGAGAGGCTCAGATAATTGACATTCGCGGAAGGGTTAAAGACTTTACATCAATTGGAGATGAGCTTCGGAAAATTGCCCGTGCTTATGTCAATGCGCTTGATGGTCAAATAGAATCTCCAAGCGGATCGGCCCATCGCCAAATGATGCGAGAGGTTTCATCTGCCGTTCTTTCAAAATTGCAGAAAGAGCATCCGTCATTGACAATGGCCGATTTCCAAGCCTTGATGTGGTATCCAGAAAAGGCGCTTTACGAATCAGCCGAAATACAAACCAAAGAGGCCGAAGAGGCTTACGAAGATGAAGAAGCCCCAGATTACGCAAACGCAGCGGTCAAACTTGCAAGACAAAAAGGAGTTTCCGACTCAGCAATACAAGGAGCAGTCGAAAGATCAAGACTGGACGCCGAGGCCCGTAGACGCGCAGGAGGAAGCGGACGAGGATCTGTCGAATTATCTGTATCTGATCGAAAAAGGGCTGGCGAAGATACCGGGATAGGCACCAAACCCCGCCGAGAAGCAGTAGAACGAAAGGAGGAGGGGGTTGAGTCAGAAGAAAAAGCTACATTTGCTGCCGATGAAAAAGCAAGAGCCGCCCAAGAAGCCAAAGAAGACGTTGGCCGACGTGTACCGTCGAGGTCTTTCTCAGTTGACCCTGCAACAAGGGGAGAAGACTTCTACAAAGCAATCCGAGAAGCCTCAAGAAGGCACAAGCTAGGACGCGCCGTAGACGTAAAGGACAAGGAGTTCTATACGTCTGCTGGAACCAAGCTGTTCCTTGCTGGGGACGCGACAGCCGGTGTTGCAGTTACCGACTACGGTGACCTTGTATCCGTATTCAAGGCCCCGGGCTCCAGCGCGGACATCAATGAGCTTCTGGCTCAGGCGGCAGAGGAATCAAAAACCCTTGATGCATTCGACATCAATGGCTTCCTTCCTGACCTGTACGCCAAGCATGGATTTGTTCCTGTTGCACGAGTCCCGTTCAACGAGCAATACGCTCCGGAAGGATGGCCGTATGAGATTGCTGGCAAGCCGGATGTAGTGCTTATGGTCAGGGACACGGAAGGTGTTCTTGGCGTGGCCGAGGGACCATATTCATCAATAAAAAAATCCATCCCATCGTTCGAGAGCTACGATGATGCGATGGCCGCTCAGGCAAAGGCAAGCGAAAAAGTGTCCGCCGCTGCCAAGCCGCGCCGAGAGGCAATGGAAAGGAAGGAGGATGAGGCGTTCAATGGCATTGAAGAGCCCAAGACCCCTATTGGAGACACCAAGACCGTTATGGTCGATGGCAAGGAGCGCACGGTGTTCAACTCCGAGGGCAGGCCAATCCACCCGACAGAGGAGGGAGTGCGGAACTTCTGGCGATGGTTCGGCGACAGCAAGGTGGTGGATGAGCAAGGGCGGCCGAAGGTGATGTACCATGGCACCAAGAGCGACTTCGACACGTTCAATACGACCGGAGGAACAAGCGCTGGATCGTACTTCACGTCATCTTCGGAAAAGGCCGCCGCGTTTGGAACGGTAATGCCAGTGTATCTGCGGGCCAATAACCCTGCGAGCATGGCAGACCTTCGTCGCTCAAGCATCGACGCTGCTGCTCGGTTCGACCCGAACGACAAGGCGTTCCCTCCGGCAGTCGTGGAGGCACTGACGAGCAATGGGTTCGACAGTCTGAACGACGACCGGTTCAAGGGGGCTGGCGGCGTTGGACGTGAGGTGTGGATGGTTGTATCCCCCAACCAGATCAAGTCCGCCACAGGCAACTACGGAAGGTTTGACCCTAAGCGCCGAGAGATAATGGAGCGCAAGGAGGGGGTGAGAGACATCCCCGCCGATGCGGAACCCGAAACAAGGGAACTGCTCACCGTTGTTCGCCGTCGTGTTGAAAAGATTGAGGGGGATGAAAAGAGGGCAAAGGAGCGCGATGTACTGCTCGGTCGCCCTGCCAACTACATAGAGCCCGGAGATTACAAGGCCGCCGTTGATCAGGCGAGGGATTTTGTTGCTGAAATGTACTTCAAGTACGCTGACCTTCCGCTGTCAAAGTGGGGGAAGGCGGTGTACAACGAAATCCAATCCATCACCAATGAAGCGAGTCGCGTGGTGGCATTTGGCGAACTGCACGCCGCGCTTGACATGGCCGCTGACAGCAGAAAGATCTCTGCCAAGGACCGCAAGGAGATAGCTGACCTCGCCGCCAAGATCGTGGGCGAGATGGCCACAGAGGCGAGAGAGATGGGCAAGGCGAACGCGGCCCTTGCCATCGTCTACAGCCAGTTCGGTAAGTTCTCGTCCTTGGTTCAGGCAGAGAAGATCAACCAAGAGTTCAAGGCAAAGCTTCAGACAACCCCCGGTTCTGAGCCGGGCAAGAGTATCGCCGACAATATCCAAGAGGCGAGGGATGAGGTGAACGAGTTCATCAACAAGGATGGGAATGAAGACCTTGCTGATGTCATCGACGTGGCCGAAGAGGTGAACGATGCGATGGAGGACATCCACGCAGAGCAGGTCGCCGCTGGCAAATCAACCCCGCTCGATGCCCCTGACCCCGTATCCGCGTTCGACTTCATTGACAACAGTGCCATATACGAAGAGATCATCTCCGAGCTTGAGGAGGAGCTTGCCCGGCTGAATGGCAAGCTTTCCATTGTCACCAAGCTGTATGGTCAGGCCACGCAGCAGGCTTCTGCATATGCCAAGCAGATAGCGGATCTGCGCTCTGAGATGGCCAAGCGCGAGAAGCTCATCGAGCGTCTCAAGAAGCAGAAAGAGAAGATTTCCAAAGAGCGTGATAAGTACAAGGCGAAGGCAGAGACGCTCAAGCAGAAAGTTGCGGATCTGAAGAACATCAACAAGCTGCTTGCTGCGTCCAAGCTATCCACGCAGAGGAAGAACAAGCTCATCAACGAGTTGATTGAGCTTGCCGCTTCTGGTAAGCTGAACGACCCTGACTTCGATTCGGTGTTCGCTGCGATCACCAAGAACAACTACCTGACCACGCAGGACAGGAAGGCGATTGAGCACATGGCAAGGGCCATGAAGTACTTTGAAAAGACCGGCCAGACGGAGTTGGGGCAGAAGTATGCCAAGCGTCTCAACGAGTATCTGGCCAATGTTTCAAAGGAGCCTTGGAACACAGCCAAGGTGGCCATGCTGCTTCAGTCTTGGTTCTACAACGATGTTCTGTCGTCTATTGGAACGCTTCATAATGCTTTCGTAGGCAGCATCTTGGTGACGGTTCCTAACGCGACCGCTGCAAGCATAGCCACTGCCCTCAACAATCCCAAGAGCGGTCTTGGTGCTACGCTGTATGGGATGATAAGGATGCTCAAGGAGATGCCGACGGCCATCTCTAAAGGGGCATTTAACCAACGTGCTTATGACTCCATGGGCACCAGTTGGACCGTGGACAATGCAAGCACCTACGCAGACCCATTCGAAGTACACATACTGAACGGATTCTTCAAGCACTGGGACCGCATCAAGAACGACCCAAGCGCAGTTGAGAAGATGAAGGCTTCTGTAGCCCTTCTTGGCTCAATGGTCGCGCAGGCGACCCGCATCGTTGGTCTGCTCAAGTTCATCGACCCCGTGCTTCGCCACAGCGTTGCGGCGCACTTGGAGGGGATGCGCGACTATATCAGGATAAAGGAGGAGTTGCGCTTGCAGAAGGACACCGACCCTTCCATTGCAGAGGCGTGGACGCCATACTTCAGCATAAGCCTCATCAATAAAATTGATGAGATGGCAAAAGTCTCCCGCAAGGACCGCTCGAATGCAGCGTCTCAAGCAGCGGAGGAGATCGAGCAGATGGAGAGCGAGGGCATCAGCATACCCAAGGATTATGCCCGGCGCAGGACCAGCGAGATCATGCGGGCCAAGAGAGACCAAGAGCAGGCGTTGGTGGCTGATAAGATGGCCGCAGATATGACCATGATGTGGCGCCCGGATGGTGTTCTTGGCTATGTATGGGACTCCACCAGCAAATCAATGTCCATACGCGAGACGGACAAGCCGCTTAAGGCGCTCATAAAATTGCTGGCTAATCTTACATTCCTTCCGTTCTTGCGTATCTCTGCTCAGGGCGTAAGCGATATACAATCCACCATCCCGATTTGGGGAAGTCTCATGGCGGCATATGGTGTGGCCAAGAACAACGAGGGTGGATGGTACGTGGGCTACAAGGGAGCCAAGAATGTGAACGACCGCAAGTTCGAGATGCAGCGCATGGCTCGTAGGATTGTGCTCAATGGCATTTCAACTTTGATAATTGGGGGTCTGCTTGCTCATATGTTTGAGATCGAGGCGGCGGATGATGACGATGATGAGGCATATGACCTTTTTGGCAAGAAGGTGAAGATCAAGCTCAACCCCGACCGGTTGATTGACTTTACCGCAGATGCCCGTGGCCCCAAGAGCAAGAACGAGGGTATCATGGAAGGTCGTGCGAACTTCTCGCTACGCGTTCGCCCGAACTCAAAGTCTGACTTCAGCGACTATGTATCCGTTCGTCTGGCCCCCCACATGACCATCCTGGTGGCGTGGCTTGGCCGACTGTCCGATGATGTCAATCGTCTCTACGCACAGCCTGCATTTGGCAAAGGAGAGCAGCCTGAAAGAGCCACCGCTTACGACTACTTTGTCAATCAGCCGCTCACTGCCCTTGGGGAGGTATCGTTCGCCACGATTCCGAGGTTCTACAACACCTTGAAGTACGACGCCGGTGCAGCCGTTGCTCGAATGCTCATGTCTCCGGTGGCGGCTATTGCACAGCCGTCCATCTACAGGGATGTCGTGAGCACGACAGCATCGATGGCCGGTGCTACCAAGAAGGGGGAATATATGCCCGAAGGTTTTGCAGAGACCAGCAAGGCGCTGTTCACGACCATGTATGGTTTGAACTACATGGTCTCCCCGGAGATGACCGACGAGTACGGCCTCCCGCTCAAGGCGGTGGATCCCATCCGCAACTGGTGGAAGGGCTTTACTGACATAGAGAAGCGCAGTGACGACTATCCTGAGGTGAACCTTCGCTATCGGTATGGCAACACGTTCACCCCGGCAACACCACGGGCGCAGCGACTGGAGTCGGTTGACCGCATTGTCAAGAAGGGTGAGAAAGGTTTGATTTCACCGAAGCTTGAGTTGACCAAGGAGCAGCAGCAAGAATCGTCCATGATGTCCAAGGCGTTCTACAGGTACATGACCCTGAAGAACTACGATAAGATCGTATCGGCGGCAGAGATGGCCAAGAAGCGCAAAGGAAAGGGCGCATTCCCGGGCGAGATAGTCGGCGAGGCCCTTGAGAAGATTCACAATAAGGCCATTGGGCAAACAGAGAAAATGTTCACACTGTATGCCAATGACAAAAAATCAAGGGATGAAATTGTTAATTTAATAAACAAGCTAAATAGCAAGTCTGATTCTATGTCTACCAAAATCAAGGAGCGTGGTCCGCTGCCCTCTCCGGAGAACATGGTGCAGCTTTACAAGGGCGATGCCATTGACATAGACTTTGAGCTTGAATAAAAGACAACCCTCTGAACGACAGTCAATTACACTTATCTTTGGCCCATGGCGCTCGAATTGAAGGCTTCAGTCTGCGAGGGTTGCAACGTCTTCCAGTTCGTGGACACCACTGGCTTGTATGATGCCAGCACCAACCCCACGGGGTACGGTGGATTCAACGGGGTTCTTGACCCGTTCGATTTCGACACCTACACCCTGAGCGTGTGGTTCCCGAACAGCGACATCAACACCGCTGCCGACTACACCTACAACCTGCTGACCCTTCCCAACCCCATCCCTGATGCGGAGGACCACTATACGTGGACCATCACCGCTGCAATGATGGGCGTTTCGGTGATCAAGAGCGGGGTGTACAACTTCACCGCTATGGGTGTGAAGGACGGGCTTACCTACTTGGTGGACGTGCAATGCATCTTTACCAACGACATCAAGGAGAAACTGGACGCCAAGCTGCTGGACTACGACCCCACCTGTGGGTGCAAGAAGGGGTGTGAAGACCCTCTCGAACTGTACGCCCAGCTTATCACCGTGGACTGTGGTGGCATCTGTGACGCTGAGAAGTCGCAGAAGATCATCGACGGTCTGTATCAAAAAGTACCTAACTGCTGTAGCTGATGTGTGACTGTGGCTCCTCCCCCTGTGGCTGCAAGGCCCTTGAGATCCCTCGTGGTCCGCGAGGTCTTCAGGGTGTTCCCGGGCCTGCCCCGGGCTTTACCACCACCGTAACAACGCTCCCCGAAGGCTCTTCGGCCACGGCTGTTGTGACGGGGACAAGCCCCAACCTGAACATTGACTTCGGCATCCCCGCCGGTGCTGCCGGTGCTCAGGGAACGACCGGCGCCAATGGGAGCAATGGCATCAACTCGTTCACGGTAACGACGGCTTCATTCACGCAGCCTGCATTCATAGGAAGCGTTAGTCCTGATTTTGCAGAGATCGGTTGGGCTGTTGTCAACCAGATCATCTTCATTGGCAATGGCGGCGGATACTATCGGGTGGTTGGTAAAATTCCCGCCACCCCGGGATATGTCGGCCCCGGGCAACTTAACCTTGTTCGTGTTCCGACCACGTATCCGAGCGCCGGTGTTGGCAGTCCGATCCCTTCGGGAAGTGCGGTAAGCCCAGCCGGTGAGCCGGGTACGGATGGCATCCAAGGTATCCAAGGCCCTGCTGCATCTCCCGGCACCCAAGGCCCCATCGGCCCTGCTGGTGGCAATGGCACCAACGGCACCCGCACGTTCAACTTCCCCGGTGTACCCCCGGTCCCCTCTCTGGTGGGCGCGAACGTGGGCGACTACATGATCGACACGGTCAACCGTGTGATGTACAACTGGCCCGCAGCGGTGCCCAACGCATGGAGCGCCCTGTTCAGCCTTGGCGGCGGGGTGAGCACGCTGAACGGCTTCCGTGGCTCTTACAGCGGGGCTGCGCCCGTCACCATCCCTGCGGGTGGCACCATCGCTTCCAACTGGACGACCGTGACGTTTGACACGACCGACCAGACCAGCCCCATCGCCAACATCGGCGGCGGTGGCGCCATCAACCTTGTGGGTGCTCAGGTGTTCAGCATTGATGCCACGGCCACGTTCAATACCGGGGCAAGCCGGGCGCAGCAAGCCATTCGCATCCGCTACCGCACCGGTTCGGGCTGGAATGTCCTGACAAGTTCGGTCGCTTATTACTACACGCCCAACACCTTCAACGACCTTGTGACCATGCGTACCTCCGCGACCTTCAATGCAAGCGCGGTGAGCGGGTTCACGGGCGAAATCAGGATCGAGGTTAGCGCAGACGCTGGAGTGCTTTCCCTGTCCCTGATCAACACCGCCAACTCCATCAACATCACTGCTGTACAGTGAGTCGATTCGTTGACATAGGAGTACGTAGGACGAACTATGCCTGCTGCGCCCTTGATTACCTTTCAAAGTACATCAAGGAGCAGAAGTACGGCAAGGACGGGTGCGACAAATACCGTAGGCTGTGGCTGTATATGCTGTGGGCCAAGTCGGTGGCCGACCGCACCCCTCAGGTCGAGGGGCAGGATGGATGTGTGGACTACGAGTTTGCCAAGAAAGTATTCAAAAAGGCGGATTGCTACTGCTCATCGTGCGGTTGCCCTGAGGATGGAGAGGGCAGTAGCTATCCCCCGCCTCCGGGCTTCTGCGACCCTGTGGTAAGGTACACGGCCATTGCTGCCGTGGACACCGGGAGTCAGGCAACGATCGAAGCTGGTCCTCCGGCGGTTGGTGACACGTACTTTGTGACCACCAATGACTCTGCTGGTATTACGTGGGCGATCAACCAGATCGTCACTTGGAACGGCACGGGATGGAATGTGGTCGTCAACCCCAACCAGAGCGTTGTTCTGGCCGGTGGTGAATACTGGACCACGTTCGATGGGGTGACCCCGGGGCTTCTGTACCCGCCGATCACCATGACCTTCACTGGCCCGGGGTTCTACGACATCCAGACCACGGCACCGCAGATCGCTGGCTTCTCGGGGCGCACGATCATCGTGCAGCTTCTCACCGGCGGCGGCTGGCAGAATGCCCTTCAGATACCCGAAGGGGACATCGTGGCCCCGTACGCATTTGATGCAACGGGCTTCTCATTCACAGCAGTAAGCGCACTCTACGTATCGGGGGACTGCCAATGGCAGGCTCCGATCGGCATCATCATCCCAAGCGGGTGTACGTTCCCACGTGACCACGATTGCTTGGATCACAACCTTGCAGACCACAGCTAGACCATGGCAACTTATATTGACGAACGCGACGCAGCCATCGCAGCCATTCAAGCCCTCATTGCCCCGAATGGCGTGGGCGCCATCACCGGACAGGTCCACCAAGACAACGAGGTGGGGCAGACCGAGGACGCATATCTGAATCTTGTCGGTTATGACAACTTCGGGTTCGTCATCGTCCGTACGGGCATTGACCCCGCCACCGGAACGGAGAGCAACACTGCTGCTCAGAACGGGGCTAATCTGCTTGCTGCCTATGCGAACGCCAGCGCATTGACTCCCAACGGCCAGCCCCTGAGCGCCACCAACCGCGCTGCTGTGCTGCTGCCCCCGGGCGTCTATGATTTCAATGTTGGCAAGCTGACCATGAATACTCAGTTCGTGGACATCATTGGCCTTGGCGCTGCGGAGGATGTTGTAGTAAGCTCTTCCTACGGAGTGAATGATGGCACCGGGACCATTACCAAGAGTTGCAACAACGCCATCATCAAGAACATCTCCATTCTTAATGCCGCTCCTGCTGCTGGTCCTTTGAACGACCAGTCTGCAAGCGGGTTTGCTCCTCAGGGCGTTTACAGCAATGAGGTGCTTGATGGCGTTGTGTTCATGGCGCAACTTAACTCCAGCCCCTACATGAGGCAGGATGTGGAGTATGCTGGAACTTACACCAACTGCAAGGTGTCCAACAGTGGCGTTGTCAAGTTTGTGATGTTCCCCGGGGCTACTGGTACGTTCAAGAATTGCGATGCTGTCAATGACTATGGCTTTGGCTATTCGTTCCCCGGCTGGGCTACTGGCTCTGTAAGCACAAGCGGGCAGTTCTATGACTGCAAGTGCTACTCTGGCTTTGGGGCCTATCAAAGCGGGGACTCCGGGGCTGTGGTTGGTCTCTTTGTCCGATGCACGGCAACAGAGAATTCGTTCGGGTTTGGGTCGTTCGCAAACTCTGCCACCTTTGAGTATTGCAAGTCCGGAGACTTTTCCTTCACGTCAGATGGCTTGAACTCTGGAGTATATGTCGGATGCGAAGGCGTGAACAACTGCTTCTCTTCTGTAACCGACAACTTTGGTGCGTATAAGAATTGCCGAGGGAGTGGATCCGGCAATTTTGGAGGGAATGACAACTATGGTCAATTTAATGACTGTTACTCTCAATCTGGCTTTTTTGCAGTAAATGACATAAAAGCAAATTCAAGTTTTGTCAATTGCTCTGCATTTGCAAATTCTTTTTATGGAAATGGCGTAAACGCTGGGACTTACAGCAATTGCACCTCTGGAGGCAATAGCTTTCTTGCCGATACCGACCTGTCTGGTAATTTTTACAAATGCACGTCTACTGGAATTGACTCGTTTGACTGCCCTGCAACAATCAGCGGAAGATTTGAATTTTGCTCAAGTGTAGCTAATTCATTTGGCGGAGGTTTAGGTGCATCGCAAACTGTAACGGCTACATTCATCGAATGCAGTTCTGGCGCAGGTTCTTTTAATGCCAACATTTCAACTGGCACTAATGGCGGAACATACATTGGCTGCACCGCCGGGAATGACTCGTTCAATGGCAAGAACATCTCTTATGTGGCCGAAAAATGCACCGCAGGAAATAATTCCTTTGGCTATAGCTCGACATCTGTAAACCCGATTCTATTCAACGCTGCCAAGCTCTCTTACTGCAAGGCGGGGATCAATTCCTTTGGGTTCTCTTCTTGGCTTGATTCGGCCACCGAGTTCAAGTACTGCGAGGGCGGTAACTTGTGCTTCGGCGTGAGTAATGGCGGCCCCGGGCAGACCACCGCTGCCAAGTTCTATCATTGCAAGGGTGGTGACTTCTGCTTCGGCGTTGGTGTGCAGGGTCCGCGTGGTACAGGCCCCGGCCCTGCCATTGCTGCCGAGTTCTATAACTGCGTGGGCGGAAACAAATGCTTTGGCGTTGGGAATGGGATTGAACTTGCTGGAGTATGTGTAAACTGTACGGCTGGCAACTGGAGCTTTGGAAGCTCTGAAAACAATCCGCTTGGTGCTTGGGCAACAGCTACGGGCAAGTTCTACAATTGCAGGGCTGGTAACAACAGCTTTGGGGCTTCCAGCGGATCCAATGGCGGCGCTGTAGCAAGTGGGCAGTTCTATAAGTGCGTTGCCGGTGCTGGCTCATTTGGGTCGAACAATGGCGCATCCACATCCGGAGACGACTCATTCGCCTCTGGCTACTTTGAAGACTGCACGGGTGGCTACCGCAGCTTTGCTGGCCACGGTCGTGCGTTCAAGAGCGGGTTCTTCCTGCGCTGTATTGTGCTCGGAGATTCCCCCTCGACCCCCGTGATCGATGACCTTGGCGCACTGATCGAGAACGGTGTGATGGAGGATTGCGTGTGGCGCGTGAACAACGCTACTGCAAAGGCGCTGCTTGTGCAGAACACCTCTGGTGGAACTCCTGCCCCTCGCGTACTTGGCGGGAAGTACATCGCCGGGTCCGGTGCAAATTTCGCCATCGGCTCGGGTGGCGGATCGCCTCAGGCGGTCATTGCACAGATCCGCTCCAATGGCGGGTCTAGCGGGCTTATCGAATCCACGATCACGAACCTTGCCGCCAGCGGCACTATCGACGCTGCGGATAACTTCACATACACTGGCCTTTAATGGAATTCATTGGCATCTCCCTCAGCATCATCAGCGGGCTGCTGGTCATCTTGATCGGAATCCTTGGCTTTTGGGCCAAGAAGGTGGATGGGAAGCTTGACCGCATTGAGAACAAGCAGGCGGAGCATAACACCAACACCATTGAGCGCCTTACCCGGGTGGAAGGGAAGGTGGACCATGTTGATGGCCGGGTGAACCAGCACCACAACTGGCTGGAGAACCTTGACAACCGTGTACGAACAATTGAAATACGATGATCTCATTGGTTAACCTCGCGCTCAATGTCTTCACCCTGTACTTGGTCTACAAGATCTACAGGGCTGTGATCAAGGATGGGAAGACCGCCCTTGAGCTTATCAGCGAACTTTCGAGCAACCCATTCCCGTGGGCTAAGAAGCAATGAACATCCTTGACTTGGAATGGTGGGTCTGGCGACAGGACGCCATCTACCTGACGATCGTATGTGGAGTGGCATGGGCTGTTGTCCACGAACTGGCTAAGTACGCCATCAAACGCTGGGTTCTAAAAGTGCCCTACAAATGATAGCTGTAATAGCAAGACGCATCATGGAGAAGGCCGCCGTGCGCGGCCTTTGTCTTGCTGCTACTTTGAACTTATCTGAAGCGCATCTGGTGGACCTTAGGGGAAAGCTGCCGACCAGCGGCGAGTACCCTACGAGGGATATGGCCAAGGTGAACACCATCATCATCCACCATACGGCCACCAAGGGGCAGTCCCTGAACAGCATTGCACAGTTCCATGTGGAACAGAGGAAGTGGCAGGGGATAGCCTACCACCTTGCCGTTGGGTATGACGGTACCAAGTTCCTGCTCAATGACGTGAACAGGAAGACCAACCATGCCCAAGGGTGGAACACCTATTCGATAGGCATTGTGATGATAGGGAACTATGACATCAATGAGCCATCGGACCCCACCATTACTTCTGTCATTGAGATGGTGGACATCATTCAGTCCCAGTATGGGGAGATGACCGTTTTGTTCCACTCGGATACCAAGTCCACGGCCTGTCCGGGGCGTTTTACAAGAGAAAGGTTAAATCGTATTTTAGTCAACGAATCCATCTGATCATGGTTCAGGTGTCTGTAGAGCCAAGGTTGATCTTTGTTCGTGGTGTTTACACCATGAAGCAGATAGAGAAGCACATTCTTGAAGCTACTGGCAAAAAGCGAGTCGTGTGGAAGGAATGGACATTTGTTGGTCTCGCGGATGAGGATTCAAAGGGACTATCAACAGCACTACCATACACCCCTCCTGATGACGGGCGCGAATCTGTCGGGTTCAAAATACCCAAGAAAAAATAGCATGGACCATATCCCGGGAATCGTTCACCGCGCCGTGGTGGACGGTAAAGAATCATCCGTGTACCTGACCTTGGAATCCATAGGACTTGACAAGAAGCCAAGGTTCAGGTGGGCTCCGGGGCAAGAGAACGCACACCAGCTTATCCCAGCAGACTCAAAGGTCGAGGTTGGCGAGAGGATGATACGGTTCTCTTCGATGCCCATCACTGGATTAAAAAACCCCTGACATGAAGCGCAAGACCATATACAAGGACGTCGTCAGGGACTACCTGATCAAGCACCCTGACCTTCCCAAACAAACCATTGCCCGTCTGATGATGAAGGAGCAACCCGGCTTGTTCGCCACACTTGAGCAGGCACGTAGTGCCGTGAGGCTGAACACGGGGGCGCATGGCAAGAAGAACCGCATGGAGGCATCTGACAAGGATCTGTTCAGGCCCCTTGGGCGCAGCGGTGATGATTCTTGGAAGTCCCTCATGCCTGAATCTTGGGCGGAGCCTATTGAGCCGTTCGTGCTCCCGTCGTCGATAAAAAAGCTGCTTGTTTTTTCGGATATTCACGTACCATTCCATGACATCAACTCGCTCACCGTAGCGATAGAGTATGGGATGGCCGAAAATGTGGACGCGGTGCTGCTCAACGGGGATACGCTTGACTTCTACGCCATCAGCGACCACGAGAAAGACCCGCGCAAGATCAACTGGCTTGGCGAACTTGAGGCATCAAGGAGCGTGCTGGGCATGATGCGTAAGGCATTCCCGAACATCCCCATCTACTTCAAGGAGGGGAACCATGAGTATAGGCTTGAGCGCCACCTGATGAAGCACGCGCCCATCCTTATAGGGATGCAGGAGTTTGAACTTCCTGTGCTGCTCAAAATGGGCGAGATGGGTGTTGAGTACATCCGCAACAAGAGGATCATCCGCGCTGGCGGTCTTATCATCGGCCACGGGGATGAATACCGTGGCTCGGGTGGCGTGAACCCAGCAAGGTGGATCTCCCTCAGGGCTGGAGAGTCCATGCTCATTGGGCACTTTCACAGGGTGTCGGAGCACATCGACAAGAGCATCAGCGGGTCCGTGCGAGGGTACTGGTCGGTGGGCTGCCTGTGCGAGTTACAGCCAGCATACCTTCCCTATAACCAGTGGTCGCATGGGTTCGCCATAGTTCACATCAACAACGACAACACCTTCGAAGTGGAGAACATGAAGGTAATCGAGGGCCGCGTCCGCTAGGGGAACTGAGCCCTTGTCGCAGAACGCTGGTTCTTGAACGCCTTGGATGCAGATGGCGTGACGGGGTACTTCCTGCCGCTGCACCCAAGGGCAAAGAGCAGGAATGCAAGGCCGATGAACACCGCGCCAAGCAGCCTTTCAGTAGACGTGTTCTTCATGCGAATAGTTCCAGTTTGGTGGCCGTGTAGATCAGGGCACCGCCCGCGTTGGGCGTACCGAGACCAGCAATGCTCATCGGAGCAGGGAGCGTGATCGTAGTTACCCCGTTGGCGGTGCTGACAGTACACTTTCCCGCTGGCGTGGAATAGGTGCCGTCAGGCCACGCGCTCACGTAGTTCGTGCCATTCAGCGCACCGTAGGCAAGGCTGTTGTAATTCATCGTTCCGGGCTTGTACCCGGTAAGCACGATGCGGCTGACCGTGATCGGCGCGGCAAATGCCATCCGGTAGGTGTCGCGGGTAACGCTCACATTGGTGGCGCTGTACAGCGGCGTGGTGCTGGGCGGCGGAGGAGGAGGCGGAGGTGGCGTAGTGCCACCACCGGTGGGCGGAGGGGCCGTCTCCGTGCCGAATACATAGGCGGGGGTACCAGCGGCATGGTTGAAGGCCGGTGCCCATGCGCTGCCGTTCCACCGCTGGAAGCCGAGGCGCTTGGATGCGCCAGTGGCGATCGCCGGAGATACTGACACGCCGTTGATGCGACACCCGTCTGCCGTTGTCCATTCGATCTTGGCGCTGCCGTAAGGACCGACACGCGCGGGGTATACGGGGCCGCGCACAACGTGGATGCTATTGGCCCCGCAGTCGAACCGCTTCACGGTGGCATCAAGGCGGCACTCCTGCGGCTGTCCGCCCTCAAGGGTCGGGTCCAGCACGAAGGCGCTGTCCACCTTAACAAAGGCGGTGGCGAGGCTGTCCATGTCGAACTGCGCGGCGAACTGCCCCTTCAGGTCGGCGATGATCGTGCCTTTCCACGGGCCGCGGCTCTCCGGCGTCACGCCCGTCTCGGTCTTGCCGAAGTCCACCTTGATGGCTCCACCGGCTTCACGCACCACCGCACCGGCGGCGGTCAGTTGGGCGCGGGCCATGAACTTGCACGGGAAGTCGTCGCACTCGTAGTCCTTGACGTGTACCGTGCCACCAGCCCCGCCGATGGACAGGATACCCGCCACGTTGCCGTTCATCGCCGTGAGCTTTTCCACCTGTGCGGGCGTCGAGCGCACCAGTACCAGCGCGGCGTCCACGTTGGTGATGTACAGGTTGCCGATACGGGACGCGGATCCCATATCCCACCCCACCACGGCGCAGTAGATGATGCCGGACTTAAAGCCGTTACCGTAGGGACCGTTAACCGCGAACTGATCCAGCTCGGCCAGCTCATGGTAAGCGCCCACCGTGCCCTCGAAGCCGTAGGTGGTGGATCGGAAGATGGGGCGCAGGCGGTGCGCCGTGGTGCCGAGGTCGTTCACCCGCAGTGCGAAGCCGTCATCGTCGATCCACGCGTCGGCCCAGTGCTCGAAGGCCGTGCCGCCGTAGCCCTTGGGGGATCGGGCGTCGGGGTACACGTAGCCGGGTCCGTTGCCGATCCCCTTCCCGAAGTGCCACGTCAGTGGGTAATTGATCGCCCACAGGCCCATGCCCATCTCGATCGCCACCCTCGACCCGCAGAAAAACGGCTTCCCGCCGTTCATTACCGGCAGCGGGTTGGTCCCCCACACCTCGTTCTCCCACGCCGCACAGAACGGCGTCAACTGGCCGATCTTGGCCTCGCTCCACCCGATGGTCGTGTATCGTGCGTAGAGGTCTGCGAACGCTGCTTTTTGAAGACGGCCAGCAGCGATTTCAGCAGCCAGCGTGACCTTTCGGCCATCAGCGTAAAGACCAAGGTTATACTTGGATGCGAGGTTGACGCGTTCGGGGATTGGGTTGATCGGCATTTGTTACGGCGTTTGATTTTTGCCCGCGCTATTGCTATGCGAAGGACCTTGTTCATTTAGTAGTATGCCACCAGCGCGGTGACGGTGATGATTGCTTTGGTGAGGTATGCGGTGCGTCCAGCGTTAAATCCGAAAAGGCCGATGAACACGCTATCGTATACGTTCGACGTGCTGACGTAGTCGAACGGAAGATCGCGCAAGGTGTTCAGCCGGTAGCGGAACGCGGCAGAGAACAGGAACGCCGATCCGATGGCGGTGTAAACGCTGTTCCAAAAGCTAAGCGCGCCAAGGCCAACAAGTACCAGCATCAACACGGCAGTGATCACGGCCCTGTCCATCCATCGCGCCGCGTGGTCGATAGGTGCATTTACTGCAATGGCATCGGCATCGCGCCATGCTTCAGCAAAGGCAATGCATACGGCAAGGGAATAGATAAACAGGATCATCCTAGCGGGTTTTCGTTAACGTGGTCGCAGTACGCAGCGGCAACAGCTTCGCTAGGGAGCCCCTCCTCCGAGTTGTGGACCACCGAGATAATATATCCCGAAAGGCGTGAATGAACCAGCTTGTGCCGATGCAGGGCAGCGCCAAGCAACATACCAAGCACGATGCACACGCCAGCAAGGAACGTGCATAGCGCGGCCATCCATTCGCCATCAATGACGAGAGATACGGGGCCGACCATGTATACGCCAGCCACGTACAATACGGACGGCGAGGTCTTCAGCGTGAATTGAAGCAGGTTCATTGTATAACAGTAAAAACTATCAAGAACTTTTTTCCATCAATAACAGCTTCTTGATTGATGGTGCTGCCATTCCATGCCCCGATTTTGCGGAGAGCACCACGCTTTGCGCCCTTGAGATCTGAGTAGCGTTCACGCATGGCCACAAGGGGTCCATTTCCGTAATCGTCAATAGACACAGAATATGGCTGTGTTTGATTTTTGCCTTTTTTGACAACAACCCTGATGGTTGCTGGTTTATTGTTGCCAAGAATATCAGAAAGCTTCCACTTCATTTTCGAAGACTGTTAAGCATTACGGTAACGAACGAAAGGCCCAACATCACCCACACCCACCAAGGGATGTGCTGTACTGTCTTTGTTGGCTGGACCACAGGAACTTCATACCTGACCGGGACGAACACAGTATCAGAGAGACACTCGCCCCTCTGCCAGATGGTGTCGTGGTTGACCACCGTCCGTACACGCAGCCGATCTTTGCTCAGGTAGATGGTATCGCCATTGCGCCAGCGCAACACGGTGTCGGCCCTTACGTACTCCACCACAGCTTCCACAGTGTCGTGGATCACAACGGTATCACGAAGTTCGGGGTACTTCATCAACAGCCTGTTCAACTTCTTCTGCGGGTTGCAGGAGATAGTTAACAAACAAAGTATAATGATAGCCACCCGGGTCATTGCTTTTTAGCGACCGTGAATTTAGGCTTTTTGTACGACTCTTCATAGAGCTTGTCGTATCTGGTGAAGAACTTGCCCCACTTGGCGGAGGTGCGAAGTTCTTTGCCCCACGTATGCCACCTCATGTGGCACTCCGCGCATTTGATGAAAATGTTGTCCTTCCTAAGCCTGAACTCAGGGAACTTGCCCTTGGGCAGAGCGTGGGAAAAGTTGATTGCCATCGCTTCCTTGATGAACACCCCGCAGATGTAGCATTCGTGCGGACGCTCATCCCAAATCTCCTTGAACACTTCCTTCTCCCCCGTGGGCTTGCGCTTGGTGGACAGGGTGCTGGCCTTCCTGACCAACCCCTTCTCCTTCAACTTGTCGATGATGGCAGGGTCGTTCCCTTGGATGATACCCAACAGCTTGTTGGTCTTCTTCTTTGGAGAGAGCTTGGTCTTGCTCTTCAGTGGTGTCTTGCGCTTCAGCATATCTTTTTAAACTCAATTATTATATGCAACTGATTAAATCGGCCACGTTTTTCCAATCATCGTCTGTTGCTGTGTGCTTGATTCGATACAATTGCCTTAGGGCATCCAAAGCATTTTTTACTCTATCTTTCTTAGAGTCTAATGCTGGCTGTATTTCTATCGGATGAACTCTATTGGTAACATCCCACAACATATTTCTTTTCCCCGTTTCTTCACAAACCTCTTCTCCAACACATTCAATCAACCCCATCTTTTCCAATTGAGCAAAACGAGGTCTAAGCGTGTATGTTCTGTCATTAAAGAACCGCTCTGTTTTCTTTTGTGTTGTTGCCCCGCTGTGAAACAAATGCTTGTACACTACCCTGTTCTTTTCAGCCAACACCCCACCTTCAACGAGGTTTCTGTAAGCATCAATTGATGTTTGTCTTGTGTTCATGTTTTTCAGCTTTAACTGCACATAACAGCGCCTTAGCGTCAGATTCGTCCCTCTGCTTTTAGGGAACCTGAGTTCTCATAGGTTGGCCGCATCTGTTTGCTGTCGTTTGCTGTCGTTTGTTTGGTGGACTAGGTACAATCATCTAGTTAGCGGCAATCCTGAAATTCGACCCAGCTACCCACTACGGCATCATTCCACCACACCTCGGTCACCTCGAATCGCTCGGTAATGGTGTCTTTGCCATTAAAGCCTTTGACCATAAACACCCAATCCTCATCATCAACACGAACCTGAGGCATCCACACCTTGCCGATAAGCATCATCTGCGTATAGGTGCGGCGTGGCTCATAATACTTACATACAAGCCTTCCATCGCACAGGCTATTCCCGCATGAAGAAAGGACTGCCGCTAACAGAGTAGTTACCAATAGCCCCACTGTGCGAGGTTGAAATGTCGTCTTTGTGTTCATGGCTTGTCAGTGTTTGAAATGTTTGTGAGTGTGGTGCCATCGGTAACTGTCAGACCGTTA